TCACATACACGGCCTATCATCAAACACATCTGTCCTGGTATCGTTAATTGACCAAGTCACTACTCCCTCGACTACAACCTCCGTATCCTCAAGATATCGATCACTCAATGCGATGAAGTCCTTTTCATCGAATAGGCTCACCAATCCACGCCGTGGATACAGTGACAATCTCTTGATGAAGAACTCACAGTTAATTAGCACCGCAATGATATTCCCATGAACCGGCTTTATTGCTGAGTCAATAACAAGCAGTGACCCGACAAATATACCTGGCCCATGTGGCCGGTCTGATACAGCAATGCGTACTGTTGGACTATCAGTACCGCACACATCACTGACGCAGATCCGTTTCTCAACGTAGTCCGCTGCCGGAGACGTAAATTTACTAACCATACATTCACCTCAAAACAACTGGATGGATATACAGTTTATTGATTGAGGATATTGTTGGGAAGTGGGATTTTTATGATTCCGGCTAAGAGACTGGATCTGCTACGAAGATTTATTCCGGTTGATTCGGCCACTCAATATCCGGCGCAAGAGAAACATCAACGTTTTTCACTACAACACGATATTGCTTCCACGCTTTCAAATCAGCACGCAGTTTATCCGGTACATCTTTTTCGCTATCCACCAGCCCCTCAATCTCATCAGTAATAGCAGCAATGATGTCCGATGCGTGAGATAAAATAGCCGTTTGCTTTTGCGTAGCTTCAATAATCATCTGTTGCAGAACACGCGGCGCGGGGCCAGGTAACCATTCGCCATTTTCATCTGCGTAATAAGTAGGATCGGGTCGGGGGCCGGACATGATGACGTAGCTATCTGGTAAAACAAAAGGTTCGATGTAGGAAATATTTTCGGTGGATTCACCGGGTATCGCGTAAATAACCATAGTTACCTCAGTCGATTGTCCAAATAATTACACGATATGCTATTGGGTTTATTGTATTGGCAGCTAATCCTAATGCGTTACCTAGTAAATTACTCTGCCCCATGGGCGCAGCCGTCCCGGACACCACTGCAATATCTGCGTTCTTTGATACTGCCTTAACCCCATACGTCACAGGGCTACCTGAGCCAGTATTACCATCCCAACCAGCTTCACCCCAGGCGTTGTAATAAACTTCTGCGCGTACAGCCACTAATCTACCTGGGAATGGGTTGGTCACACTTATCACCTGATTGGCTGCTATTGTACCCGGAACCGCATCAGTACCTCCGGGGTATAGAACGGCGATTTTTTGGTGTGTTTCTAGCGTAGTTACACGAGTTTCTAGCGTAGTTACACGAGTTGCCAGCAATGTTATTTGAGTTGCCAGCTCCAGCGCATTTATTTGGCCTTCATTGAATGCAGCGCCAGCAAGTTTAATTACCCAGCAAGTTGTGACACTAAGTACACGGTTTTCATCTGCGACGAGGAACCCAGGGGATTTCGATGCATCAAACAGTAAATCTTTTGCGCCTATTGTTTGAGCATTAGTTCCCGCCGCCTTGTTGGTTGTGCCTTTTACAAAAGCCCCACCTAAAGTAGATATATCTAATACTAACCCTGTAGAGGGTGAAAACTCAAAGGAGCCAGTGATATTCCTTGCCGCGTCCATTTGGAGTAACCCCACCGTCCCGGCAGATTTAACACCATCCCCTCGACCTACTGTAGCCCCTAATGAACCTGAGTATTTACCGTTCTTATCTGGTACACGGAATGTTGTTGAACCATCCCCGCTAGAGAATTGACCTCGCTTTAAGGGATCTCCCAACCAGGCGGCGTCCGTAATGACAGTCCGTTTAGCTTGTATTGCTGCCCATGCATCTGGGAATAGCGCACGACTTAATAGCTGCCCATCTTGTGGGGCTTCACCTGCCTCAATATGGTCACGAGTGTCTGTCTGATACGAATGAAGTAAAGGTAAACCGCCAGCTGGCTTTGCGTCTAGCTGTTGCTTAGTGACTGCACCTTTCGGGTCTGTGGCGTCACCGGCTAATATTACCGCCCCTGTAAATGTGCCGCCGGTAGTATGCATAAGTAAATCGGGGTTAACGCTTTCAGCAAATTGTTCCGCTTCATCTCTGGCAGTAACTGCCCCATCTTTGCTTTGCGTAGCTATTGTTGCAGCCTCAGATGCAATCGATGCCGAATCTGTCGCCGCCGCAGCAGCATCGCTGGCTGTCGTAGCGGAACCAGAAGCCGATGTTGCAGAACCTTCCGCTGCCGTTTCTGCTGACTGGGCCGCTGTCTTTGCCGCGACCGCTTCATCTCGTGCCGTTTCCGCCCCAGCCACCGCCTCTCCGGCGTTCTCTATCAGCTCCCTGTTATCATCAAACCACGTTTTCGAGTCATTAACCCATGCAGTCAGATCGCTCAAAGATGGAATAACCACAGCGGAACCATCTGGCGCAATAATACTCACATTGCCGGTGCCAGTAGTTATATCTTGCCAATCCTCCAATAGCTTCTGATATAAAGCCAATTGTGCCGATGTCTCACGTGCAAGAGCAGAATATGAATTAGCAACAGATGTATGGATCGCATAATTTGAATCTATTAAAGCATCAACAACATTTCCATTAATTCTAATTTGCGTATCACTATCTACAGCTAATATTTCATAAACCAATGTATTGCCATCAGCTCTTGTGACATATAATGCCTGTCCGATAGCAACACCCATAACATTGTTAGCCCATTGAGTTCCTGTTCCGGTAATTATATTGTTACCTGACTCAGCATTAACCACCCCAATTCTATACCAGCTCATATTAATATCCTTTATCCACCGACTGTTATACCGTTTCCGCGACGCGTTATTATGGCTTGCGCCGAAACCGCGGCAAATACTGACCCCGCGGAGACGTTAGACATTGAAACGTAAATGGTGTCAGTCCCCCCCGTAACACTTTCCGGAATCACAAACGTGGGGTTACTTACAACTAACTCACCCGCGATATCTTGGGGCCATTCTCGATAATAGACCACGGCGTTATTAACATAAATGTTCATTCTGGCATGTATTCCCGCCCGCGCCCGTATAGTCCCAAGTAATGTAAAATCCCGTGCAAAATTAGAACTATCAAAAGCCATTATCTTATACTTGGTATTAGCGCTCATTTGCGGCGTGGAATATGATACATATGTTGATAATGCAATATCCCCCATTAATTTATTAGCGAATACTGTACCACCAAAATAGCCGTCATTAGATTCAATTCTACCACTAAAAGTGCCCGCGGTGGCGTATACCGTGCCGCGAACGGTTACATTATTAAATTCCGCATTACCATCTTTATCTATTTTCCAACCCAGCATTCCCATAACATAATCATTGGACATAATATATTGTCCAATTTTTAAATTAGTCACTGAGCCGTCTTGAATAAAGGCATCATTAATAAATGTTTGTCCATTAACCACAGCCCATGGAGAGAATTTATTTCCCTCTGGGCCGCTTAATAAAATGAAACTATCAGCATTAAATCCAATTGAGGCTTTAGCTACTCCATTAATAAACTCAGCACCGATTACCATGCCAGCACTGACAAATTGACCGTTATAATTTAGTCCTGCTCTCAAGCTGTATGTTGCGCTAGCGCCATCGGCATCAACAACGGCAGTCATTTTCTGGTCAATAGCAGCAGTCTGTTCTTCGAATGTGGCAGTGACTAATAACTGGTATTCAGCAAATGCGCGTGCGTCATTTGCCTGCGTTGTCCACAACTCAAGAATCTCCGCCTTATTCTCACCATACTGTTCCCATTGCTGCCGGACGCTGGCGTTATTGGCGTTAGCTGTTTCAAGAATGGCCTCGGCGTTCATAAAGTCATCGTTAAGCAGCTGCTGTCCAGCGACAGTGTTACTGATGAAATCATCGCCAATCGCTTCGAGAATAGCGCTTGTATCGGTGCTGGACATGCCACGAACCCAATCAATCCAGGGCGACTGATTACCGGATTTATCCACGATGCGCGCACGGAACCATAACACTTGGCCCGCCTTTAATCCCTGCATGGTGTAGTTCCGTTGCGGATGCGGTACATCACTCAACAATAAGGCATCAGTGCCATCAGCAGACAGACTATATTCAATCTCGGTTTTTAACGCATCCTCAGCCCCTTCTGGATAACCCCAGTTCAGGGTGATGCCAAAGAGAATACCTGTGGCCGCAAAACCCACTGGCATTGGAGGGTTGCCCTCTTTACCGTTTAATATGGTTTCTTGTGCATTAGCCCAGATACTGGATATATCTGAGGGGTTAATAGCGCGAACGCGAGCCTGATATTGCCCGGCGTATATCCCCTCGACTTGAAAGCCTTGTGCCGATGTCCGTGGTGCTGATATCCAATTCCCGTTATCGCGTCGCCACTCTGCCTCATATGCTATTGCACTGGCTGCTGGCTCCCATGTAACACGTAAGGTAGTTACCGCGAGCCCTTGTGAGAGCGCGGAGAAGCTATCGATTACCACATTCGTTGGTGGCGGCTGAACACCTGGTGGGATTACGCTGATGGGCCGCTCATCAATGCGAGCACCCGTATCTATTCGCTCATATTTATCAGGGTCGTGCTGAACACCCGAGATACTGTACGTGTTGTCATCGTTGTCAGAGATACCGGTAACCCGGTATTGCTGAATGGCTAAATCATCTGCATCGACAGACCAAATGCTCTCAGCAACTGGCGTTTCGCTGTATGCCACGCTGACGGTAACTACTTCTTCATTAACTGATTGAACAGTGCGAGCTTGAGATACCCCGCTCGGTAAGTTAACAAGCAACCTGTCCCCAGCATTCACATCAGCAATGCGATCCAAGGTAATGTTTCGACCAGAAACGGCACTAATACGACCGCCCGTTTTTCTACCAGATAGCATTTCATCTGCAATGCCAATAATGTGACCGGGTAAAGGAATTGCACCATCCAGCCCCACATTGAAGTTTACTATCCGGTCCTTGCTGTTGGTCAATAATGCCCAGCGACCTCGCCGGTTGGCTTCCGTCTGCCTGATGCAGCCGATCGCCGTCATATCTATCTGGTTGATGCCGTAGCGACGAACCAAATCATTATCTGACACCGCCTCTATTGCATCCTGAAAATTGTTTGAGGGGTCGCTCCAGCTGACCATGGCTGTTGTGTAACGTTTCTTCTCAGATCCACCTCCATAGGTGAAACGACCATCAATAACGTTGGCTCGCGTGAAAATATAATCAACATCACGTGGCATATCAGCCAAGGCACAAAGCTGATTGTTTCCCCAATAGGTCATTCCTCGAAAGATAGCAGCCAAATCACGCAACACGGTGAATGCTTCAGCCTGGGATTGAATATACACGTCACAGATAAAGCGTGGCTCTGTGCCGCTACCACCGCGCCCATCGGGGACCAGTTGGTCACAATATTGCCCGATTCTGTATAGTTCCCACTTATCAACCTGCGTTGAATCTATGCGTAGCCCAAGCCCAAATCGTTCAGCTAATACAATATCGTAAAATACCCAGGCAGGGTTATTGGTATATGCCCACTTAAATGAACCATCCCAAACATCGGAGTAACTCCGAGTTTCCGGATCGTAATTCGTCGGAACGCGGATTACTCTACCCTTTGGCTCGCAAGAAATTGCGGGTATATTCTGGAATTGAGTCGCGTCAAATTCGATATAAAGAAGTGCCGTATTCGGATAGCGCAACTTGGCATCAATGACTTCAGAAATAGCCTCTGTGTTCATTCTATCGGCAATACGACCAGAGTTAGCGTTCGCCGTGATGCGCCGCGAGCGGATCTGCCAGCCAGTTGTGGCTTTGGGTAAATTGATTCGATGCGAGCGCTCGTAAAGCGTTGTAGTCTTACCATCTATCGCAGTATTGAGCAGTGTCGAATATGCTCCTCCATCGGTAGAAACATCAACTGCATATTCAATACGGTAACCGCCGACATCACCGTTATCAGCCTGGCGTTGTAATGAGGGCCAGCCAAAGCGAACCCGGACAGCAGATAATTGTGTGTTGGTGACAGAGCGAACCCATGGCGTATCTGATTTCAGTTCTGTATTAACTGTTATCTCATTCTCAACATTCGGCATGCCCTGAATATAGTCCTGAGCCTGGGTGCCAGCACGATACTCCCATGTCACGCCAGTGAAATTACTGCTACCGTCGGGGTTTTTAATTGGGGTGCCATCAAGATATATGTTAGTCCCGTCTAAACCGCCTGCAAACTCCCCTTCACCAAGCGCGAGTAGTATCTTTGCCTTCGCTGTTGATTGAATGCTATCAGGAGATTCCACAGGTGTAGTGGCGTTGCTACTCCCACCTTTACGGCCTTTAATCTGTTTACGTACCATATTTCACCCATAAAAAAACCCACACTTCGTGGGCATTGGCGTATTTATTGATCAACTCAATGGCGATTACCGGCTGACCTTCTATTGTGTAAGGTCAGCCCACTCTCGCCATGCGCGGCTTGAGTGTTATCTATCGGAGGAATGGCTGATTTACTCTGGGATAAGGAAATAAAAATGCTAGGATTTAGAGATTTGATAATTAAATTAAGCTCAAAAACAGGCAAAACATCTGAGATAGCTAATGAGTTAAATGATATAAAGCTAATTATGTTGGCTATCGCTTATAAATTAGGCGAACAGGAAAGGGAACAGCTAATAAATGAACTTTCCGATATTAAATCTGAGTCAGTACAGCAATGGGTGTCTAATCTTAAACTTGGGAATCGAAATTAATCCCTAGGTTCATACTGTAAATGCTTGTGCTTATCGCGGCCTGAGATATGGCCGCATTTATATCGTTAAAATTGGCCTGATTTGAATCTTGATAATGAATTATTGCCTCTTGGATGCTAGTGATCTGCCGTTGCATGTCTGACACCTGCTGCTCTAGCGCTTCAATTCGTTGTTCTTGCGTCATAACTTACTCCTGCCTTTCGGCGTTAATTAAAATAACTGCTCTTACATTTGGTCTTCAGCATAAATACCCGCAGATATAACCGCCCCGCCAATTCTACGTTTGCCGTAGAGTACGCCCACCGGGTTACCCTGAGCCGTAGAGTTAACTGGGCCACCGAATGCATAGCTTGGCTTGTTGTCCGGTGATTGCCTGGATGCAAGGCCGCCTACTTGGGGGGAAAGCATTTGGACTACACCGCCGAGCATTAACGCACCGCCCACCTTCATCATTCCCAAACCAACCGCACCACCAACGCCAGTCCAGCTCGTCATGACTCCAACAACTGCCCCAACCACGACTAATACGGCTCCGAGGATAGTTTGGAATACACCTGCTTTTTTGCTGCCAATAATTACCGGAATAATACGTATTTCTTTGCCTGCATTAGCAAGGTCTAATTCTTCCTTTCCGATGTTTTTTTTCCCTTTGAATATTGCGAATGTTAGCCCTCTCTGTTTTGCAGTCATCATGTATTGTTCGAACCCTGGTATTGTTACGCACAAAGCCTTAAATGCCTCTTGTGTTCTACTAATTAATCGCTTGTGTGTACGCCCAAATCTTGTGGCAAGAGATCCACTCAACTTAATTGTTGTCATTACTTCTCGTGTCATATCTGGCATTTTCTTCTCCAATAAAAAAGGCCGCCTGAGCGACCTTGTATGATGTTTATTTATGGGTTTATTTTGTACGCCACATTCGATACTGCCCTGCCATACCGGTTTCAGTTTCATACTCTTGGTAGCTGCCATCAGCTACGATATCTAGAGACTTCGACCATCCCGTTAATGCACAGGAGAACCTAACTTTAACGGTATGATTTCCTTTATCTAAAAATAAGTCTACATACTGATTTTGTTGTAAACCAGCCGCCTCAGTATTATCAACAGATACGACCAGGGGGCAACCTTCGCCAAGGCCCGAGCCTGATATTTGTGAAATTCTGTGTATTCTTATTTGTGTTAAATCGGCGTTTTTAGTCGTGAACTTTGGTTCAATTACATTCGTTGTTTGTTCGTATGGCTTATTGGCACACCCAGCCAAAACCAAAACCGCCAACGCTATGATTAGTTTTTTCATTAGCCATTCCTTGATAAATACAAAAGCCTTGATGTAATTTCATCAATATTATTGCCGTAGTGATCCATGAACTTACAGAAAGGCTCACCATCTTGACCAATCATTTGATATCCGATTTTCAACCATCTTTTCTTTTGGTCATGGGTTATCTCTTCTGATTGAATTTGTTTAACAAAAAGCATGAATCGAAGAAAATCGCCGCCATCTGAAGGTATCTGGCCTAGTTCAGAAGCCATTGTACCCATGGGCATTTCATCTATATCTATACCAATATCTCTCCAATTTGTTGTTTCTGCTATCCATATCCCCTGCCATTCTTCTCTCGCTATTTTGGGTATTTTCCATGATGCTTTTTTATCTATACGCCCATGCTGTTTGAGGATATTAACTGGAGTTCTAAATTGCATGGTTGCGCAGAATCTATAGCCAACAATGATGTCGCCATTTGGTTCAAGCGCTAAATCCTTATCCTTCTTTTGTTTTTCGGCTAAAAACTTAAATGGAGAAAATGACCTGACGATATACACTGGATCACTTTCATCTGTTTTCTCTTTTATCTGGTTTAGCCAAATAACTATTCGTCTTGTAGTTATTGCGCTCAGCCTTATGTCATCAGGAACAGATTTAGGCTTTTCTTCGCAAACTTCCTCACTGCTCTGAACGGCTGGGGGATTCACCTTTCGATGCATCGCGTCATCAATCGACCCGCATAAAATCTCTCGACTCCCAGTGATCCCTAGAGGAGAAACTATATTTAGTCTTTCTAGCGCTTCAATAATTACTGCCGCTCTATTGTAACCAATTCTGAAATGGCGCTGAATTACAGAAACAGAAACTCTTTTGGAGTTAACGACCAACTCAATAGCGCTGTTCAGTAGTGGATCTTCTTCCATTTTCTATCCCCACCATTTACAAGTAGAAATATGATAGCAGGGGATCGCTGCAAAACAACGCAAAATGGTAGGAGCTAGAAGTAAGCTTCCTACTTGCAATACTTGCTCTCGGCATCGATGTAGATTTCGTTAAGCCCATAAAACGCTGACAGCATCTTTTCGTTTGCTATTAATGGATATATTGGCTTCAGGTTAACCTTAGAAACCTTGGTCGGGTGATAAACAAATCGAGTGCCAACCTTACTTCCAGTTCGACTTGTTCCTGATGCAATGCCGCATACACTTACAGTTTCACCAGGGTAGACTTTCAAGTCTGATAGTGTAACCGGCTTCTCCCAGTCAAATATTCCCCCGCAAATCTTCATCACGACCTTGTTTGCTTGTGCGCCAAATGCCTGATCTTTCTTTTGCATAAGTTCAGCGCAAGGTTCTCTGCCGTTGAACACAGCGATTTTCTCTACAACTGCGGAAGAAACATCCTCCTTAAGCTTTTTGTCATTTACACCATTACACCCAGCAATAAGTACAGATAAAGCAATCCAAAAGTAGCGCATATCCCTATCCATCAATAATAAAAAATCATGGTATCAGAGGATATAACAAACGCAAAAACCCGCCTGCGCACGGATGTGAAAGAAAGCAAAACCCATTTAGGATTTTGCTTGTGTAGGTACTATTATTTACTCTTCAAGATACCTACTACTCATCTCATTCAATGCGCCAGCAAGCATCTTAACTACCTTGCACTGCCTATCCTTCCCGGCACTTTTGTTAAATGGTGACTTGCAAAACTGATTCATTTTCCCAGCCCAGTAAGCTTTAGCTATCGAGGAATCTACCAGTTTTATACATGCGGTATGTTCTTTCTCCGAGTAACTGCGAATACACGCAGCTTCTGATACCAGAGCTATGGCAGGCACTGACATATTTTCATTTATCGAAGAAGAAACAGAAAATGCCGGACTTGATATAAGTAAGATGCTTATAAGTAATTTCATGTTAATTCCTTGTGTAAAACATGTGAAACACAAAACTACCTTCTAATTATCTCAACTTCATAATAAAAATATTCAGTGCAAATATTACGATGTAAAAAAAAGTGTACGGACACTTTAGAAAGCAAAAAACCCGCCGGAGCGGGTTCTATTCTATTTCCAAGATTATTTCTTTTTCTTTTTCTCTTGTTCTGCTCTTTCTTGTTTTTTATCTGACCGTCCAACAACAAATATTCCTGCAAGGGCGACAAGCTCTGCGCCAAGCAATAAAACGGCGTGTCCATAAGCCCCGGCGGAGACCATCTTTAACGCTATGTATGCGAATATAAAAACGCATACCATGGCAGAAAGTTGTCCGGCCCTATCTTTCCAGATGGCACCAGATAAGGAACGGCGGCCCTGATCTTGCCTGAATTGTTGCGCGCTTTTTGCCATATCGACAATTTCTTTAGCTAATCCAGGAGTTATGCTCTCATACCTAGCAAGCTCCTCTGCCTCAGGAAGAGGCCCTGACCTATGCGTTGAAACCTGCATCATTAAGCCCAAAGCTTCCGGTCGATTAGCTAGGCGCTGAATTACCTCAGGGTTATTCATTACTTCATTAACTAGAAGCTCAGTCTTCCCATCTTGCACTTTACGGGATGGGTTGGGCTGGTTAATCAATTGAGGTGGAGACTGCTTAGTTTTGACTGGTGGTCTGGAGTTCTTTCTTCGAGTCATAGTTTCTCATCGAATCCTTGATGTAGTCACCAACTGATATCCAGTCACCATTAAGCAACTCATTGTCTGACGGTATGTTACGGAATTCTTTGTAGTCATCAGCAGGACAAATATCAAGAATTGAACCCATTGAGCGCAAGATACGCTTAGTAGCTTTTTTCATTTGGGTATCCTCCTACCTAGGCTTAATTATACCGAACCACTGAACACCAACATATCAGTAGTTATCCCGGGCTATAACCACGGTTATTGATACAGAGTGTATAGCTCAAGCTATATCTAATCAACTTTATGTTGCTTTCTTATGCTGTTTATAGCTCGATATCGAACCGTGAAAAGGTGCCAAATTGAGTGTGCGGGTATACACATTCGCTTTTATGGCCTCTCACAAACGCCGTACAGCTCGTTTAAATGGCTATCAATTTTGCATTTTATTTTGTGCTGTTTTTTGGCCCCACAACGGCTTCTGTTAACTTTAACACAAACTAAGGCGTACCCACCGGCGCACGGACGCGCTACCTAATATCGAGCAACGCAAAATGGTGGGAGCTAGAATGCAAAAACCCGCCGGAGCACGGACGCGCCAGAAAGCAAAACCATCATCAAGAGCACCGATAAGATGCTCTTAAATTATAGCCCCTGATACCTAACCATTTTAACCGTCCTTTCCTGCCAATAGCCACCGTAAGGCACCCGTTGGCTGAGTTGCCCATAAAGATGATGCAGCAGCATCCCATCGTCCAGCAAAACCCCCGCATGATTTGCTACTGGTGCTGATACTTGCATGATAACTACGTCACCCGGCAGCGCTGGGCCACTGAATTCACGAAAACCACATTCATACCAGTTATCCATATAGAAGTTTTCTGTTCCTGACTCCCACCAATGCCGGTCAACTCGATAGTCTTTCAACTCAATGCCATGCGTTTGCTTGAAGTAGGACATTATCAAGCCCCAGCAATCTGTATGGCCTAGGACGAACTGACGACCAATTAGCGGAAGGTCCCCGCGCGGCTGGATAGTTCGTAAATCCCCCTCGGGCCAGCTCACAATGTGCCAGGGTAGTTCGTTATTATCGCATTGGGCCATGTCCAATTCGGATGGCTGAGTAGTGGCATCTGGGTGACTGTGTACAATTGCTGTGATGGTCCCCCAATCTTCTGCCGCTATATACCCCTCAGGGTCGAGATGAAACTGTTCGATTGGGTTTGTAGCCAGATTAATACAAGGAAAATACTTCTCGACTCGCGACTTCTGCGCCACAACCCCGCAGCTCTCTTTCGGGTATTCCGCTTCGGCGTGGGCCAATATCGCTTTAATCGTTTTGTCTCTCATGACTACCTCTTGATTAGAGCTGAACCAGGGAAACCACCAAATGGCAGCGGGTTATCGGAACCAAATCGCTTTTTGCAATCGACCAACAGACCTGAGCACTTATCTTTGCTCGGGTCGTCTGTCGGATTGCCTTTCTCGTCGAAATACAACGTTCCGGCATAATCGCAGCCATTGCCTGAGCGATAGTCACCACGCATACACCAGGTGCAGAGTGAGTGAATTTGCCGGGTGGGGATAAGCAGTCCCTGCAAATCCGCAGGGCTGGAAAGAGAGAATTCAACAGTTTCATTGGTTTCTGTCGATTTACTATCAATATAGTAAACCTGTACTTTCTCCTGTTCCGGGTCAGCCTCAGAATTGCCATCAGGGAAATTCACCGTATCTAGATAATGTTTGAATGTGTCGTGAACGATAACCTTGGCCTGCACCATGTCGTCAAATGCAAGGCACAGCGCGGTGATGCTCCCATCAAGATTCGCTACCGATAACTTTGGCTGTGCACTCTGCCCATCACTGGACATCTCAATGCCTTCAACCTGTACCGGCCATGCTGAATACTCTTCCCCCTGCCACCAGATAGATTTAGCTGGTAGTTTGGTTTCATCACCACCTGCCGCCGCAATCTCTTCTGTGGTATGGGGTAATGTATCGGCATGGAAACGCAACAATGGCCCATCAAACTTAGAACCATCAACTTCATACAGGCGAACGCGGTTACCCGGCTCCAGTCGTTGCAAGTCAGTATTAATTGCCATATTGGGTTACTCGATATTAAGGCTTGAAAGATTGCTCGAAAGTGAAAGAGACAGACATAACATTACCGCCAACCGGTACGGCCTTGATGGAGTCAGCAGTGACGCGCCACAGGCCAATAACGCCATAAGGTGCAGTCCACTGGCAGGACTTGGTGGTATGCCTGCGAACAAACGCTAGGATGGGCATCATGTCTTTTTCCAAACCCTGAAAAGTCAGCGGCCATGATTGCGTTTCTGGGTTGATACCGTCACCAGCGACTTGCTTGTAGCCATCGCCGAACTGAGCGGTTCTCACTCGCTGGTTAAAGCTACCTTCAGGAACACCCTGCGTTCGCCAAAGGAATGTTTCAATCGCCATATATACCCCAATAAAAAAGCCGCACATTGGCGGCTACATAAGAGCAACACAACTCTATTACTCAAATTTAGTTATATCTTTCGCAAGGGACAATAGCTCGGCTTTAACAATAGCAATCGCTTTGTCGCCGACTGACTCAAATGTATCTTTCGGATTAAATGGAAGGTTTATGTGCCTCCCCATGATGGAGTCATCATCGTTATCATGGAAAACGTCAACACTGACAACTACAGACGCACTCTGTTCAGGTGTTGCTGAATACATTCTGAAATTTGTTGCTTTTAAATTCATAATTCCCTCAATTCGTTATCTATTACCATTCATAGCCATCCATAATGGAGTGCCAGGTATTCTCAGTTGCTCACTAATAGTAGCCACTATTGCTGGCTTTAGTTGCTTCTGTATACCGGCACCAATATCTTGTGAATTTGAAGCATTATTTTCTTTTTGGCTATCACTCATGATGACTACATCACCAATACCAACAGTAATGTTATTACCGCCGCCCTGCATGCCGAGCATTGGCGCGGTGGCAGTTACCGCATTACTAACCAATCCTCCATCAGCATAACCGCGCATCATCTTGTAGAGGTTATCGATACCAATTCGGTTGGTGGCTTCTTTGGTAAAGACAAACTCACCGCCATGAACCACGCCTTTCGGTTCGAATTTTCCACCGTCACCAGTGTAGCCGCCGACGTCATAAGCTCTGAAGCTGGTAGACATCCCCATAGCGCCCGCACTGGCACTGCTGGCAGTTCCACTTACAGCCCCTGCGCCCGCCGAGGCACCACCACTCATCCACCCCATTGCCGCCTGAATAGCTTGGGCAATCAGCAACCGGTTGATGATATCGACAATGCTGGTCAGGAAGTTGGTAGCAAACTGCTTAACGTTAGCTGAGCCGGTTGTCATCATCTGGGTCGCCATGGATGTCATGCTACCCATTGTGGTTTGGGCCAGTTGAGCGGTAGCAGAGAAAACGTTATTGGCGGTTTCACCATACTGTTCTAGCCCCTGAGTCATACCCGCTAACCAGTCACCTTCGTTCAAATCCTCTTGGTCGAAGCCAGCTTTTAGCTCGAATTTTGCCTTGTTATATGACTCGGTGAGTTTTTCTAGCGCCGCGCCAGTAACGCCCTCCTTCTGCTTGTCGAATGTATTATCAAGCTGAAACTCTTGGTCAACACGAGACGCTTGCTTGCTGGTCTTGCCAAACTTAGCCTGAGCCTGAGCATTTCGATTGGCAATCGTCGTGGTGTAATCATCCATCTGCTTGAGAGCTGCTGTTGCTTTCTTCCTTTCAGCGTTTTCACGTGAAAGCTGGGCCTCAAGCTGCATACTGGCAGTAATTTCACCAGAGCGGGCCAGAAGTGATTTTTGGTCAGCAGTGAGGATGGTTTTGCTTTTCAGGTCAGCAATTTGCTGGGTGAATGACGAAAGTTGCTTTTCCTGCTCCGTCATTGATTCAGTTACTTTTGACTGTTCTCTTAAAACTGCGATTCGCGCTTCACTATCAAGCAATGCTTTGGTGGCTGCATCGTCTTGATAAGCTGCGGCTGCGCGACCTTTTGGTGTCGCTCTGTCCTTATATTTAGCATCTATCTCAGAACGGATACGTGCTTGTTCTTCAGCGCTGAACCGGTACGCAATTTGATTAAACTTCTGTTGTTCCTTTGTCCGTTGCTGCTCTCGCGTTGCGTATTGGTCGCGGTAACCATCCATAACCCGCAGACTATTTTTCTCCAACTCATCAGCATTCTGGTTGGCTTTTTTCCGAGCGGCAGTAACATCTTTCTGATACTTTTCTTCAGTGAGCAGAGCTTTTTCGGCAGCAAGCTTGTTGTTGTCATATCGCCCAGGATTAGCCTGACTTTCTGCCATCCGAGCATTTACATCAGCCAGCCGATCATCAAGAGATTTATCCCGCCCAATATCGAGCATGGCATCCCACGCACCCGCAGCCGTATTCTTTAAGCTATTCCATGACCGTTCCATATAGCCGACATTATTAACAACCTCATCCGCCCTTTCACGCATCGCTTTAGAATAAGACTCCATCGCCACTCTGGCTGCACCAATGGTGTTACCTGAGCGTTCCATCGCAGAGATTTGTTCATACTCGGAGGCGGTGAGGTAATGAAGCTGGTCATCAAGCTCTTTTGCTGCCTTTAACGGCTCATCCTGAAGGCGCTTAAAGTTATTAACAGTTGCATCAATGGATTGGCCGGTAGCCTGCTCCATCTTGGCGGCGGACAGAGTTACCATCTCTATTTGTGACGAATCAAACGAACCGGTACCGACCACTTTTGCCATAGCGGCTGATAATGCCGATTGTGTCAGCCCATCACCAGATAGTCCTTTAGCCATAGCCTGAAGCTGAGAGGCTGTTCGTCCTGCATAATTACCAGTAAGGATGAGTTGCTTATTGAACTCCTCATTTTCTGCCGCGCCTTTGTAGTAAGCGAGTGCAAGCCCGCCGACTACTGCCGCCGCACCGACTAAGCCTACTGTCATCGGGGTAATCAGACTCAATAACGCCTTGCTCGCGTTACCAATACCGCCAAAACTATCTTTAATCTGGCCGCCTTGCTGAATGGCGATCATGTACAACGGCATACCACCGGCGATTGAGGTGGCGATATCCGTGAATTGCATGGGTAATTGGCGCATAGCCATACGATATTGACCAGCAGAGACAGTACCTTTCTTCCAGGCATCTTCTTGTTCTTTCAGCTTCGCTATGAATGGTGCTGCTTGTTGAGTCATACCTAATTGAGCGGCTTTATACTCCTGAACCTGTGATGCTGTTTTCCCCTGAAGTTCAGTTTGCTCACGCAATCGAGTGATGAAGTTTTCTTTTGCCGTTGTGGCTGCGCGGTCTGCTGCGGCTTGCTCTGCTGCCGCCCTTCCTGCCTTTGTACTGGCTTCAGCCGCTGCGGTTAACTCCTGTCGAGCACGTCCAATCGCAACCGCAGACTCACGGTAGGTTCTGTCATCAACAATCCCCTGAGAGCGGAACTTTGATAACTGCAACTGCATATCATCAAGCTTATTCAGTGCATTATTGACGGGATTAATTTTCGCCAATAAATCCTGAAGTGCTTGCTGTTGCTGTTTCAGACTCTCGTTATTTTGCTTTTGACTTTGTGCGCCAGCTTTGAAGGCATCATTCAAGCCGTCTGTTTGTTTGGTGGCCTTCTCCGCTGTTTGCCCGAAGTGGTCTAACGCCTTGTCACCTTGTTCCAGGCTGGACGTATCGGCGCGTAGTGCGATTGTTGCGATATCTGCCATTTACTTGCTCCGCTTGTGAATAACGGACAGCGCAACGCTCTCCATGTGCCTTATGTCATCAAACACGGTTGCTTTACTCTCGACCCCGACCCAATCCATCACTTGTGACAGGCAGCCATAGTCCAGCCCAGTAGGCCCGGACATACCGGTGCGCCACTGAGTGGACATTGCTCTAATCACATTGAATGCAGGCCAGACATCCGGCCAAATCTCGATAATTACATCGTCGAAATCATCAGGTGTCAGGCCGTTGCCTGCCAATTCTTCACGGGTGGGTTCGGGGGTGTAGAGAGCGGTGGCAACCGAGGTTAGTTTTTTTCGCGGTTACCAAGCAGTTCGCGATAAAACGCACTGATTACATTCTCGATGGCTTTCGGGTAGTTATTAGCAAGCACTTCCAGATTTTCGCGGTTAAATGCTTCGGGAAGCGCCCACCCTTCGATTATCTTTTCTGCGAAATCTAACCCCGTCTGCCCTTCTGCTTTCTCGATATCTGATACTTCATTCAGTGGCAAATGCTTAAAGGTAAACGTTAACTCGCCGTCATCCAGACCAGCCCGAGGGATTTTCACATCTGCTTTAAATGTTGGTGACGGTACCAGGGTGAATTTTACTGCCATGGTTCATGTTCCTTATGCGGTTACGGTGACGGCACAAGTAGCGGTTTTCGCGCCATCTGCGGTGGTGTAAATGATATTGGCACTGCCGGCAGCAACGCCAGTCACAACACCAGTTACCGGGTCAACGGTAGCTTTGGTTGGTGCTGATGATGACCAGGCACCAGACTTGTTTGTTGCATTTGCTGGTTCTACGGTGGCCGTTAAGGTTTCAGTGGCAGCGACAGCAAGAGTGGTTGTAGTTTTGTTTAAAGTGACGCCAGTAACAGCCACTGGTGCACTAGACTTGTAGAAAGTCGTCGCTTGCGATTGCAGGTTAAGCACCACAGCAACCGTCTCAATGGCGTTGATCGCCGTAGTTGGAATATCGTTAAAGGACACTTTCACCGACGAGTAGCGGTTCTCTTTGGCTTTAGGCACATACATGTAGGTTGCCAGTGTTTGCTCTGACTCATCCGCAGCACGTAGCACCGGATAAACAGGCAGACTAGAGTCATGCGCCAACGTAAGGGTTTGAGATTGAGCCGCCTTAAACGTATTGAGATTGCGCTGACGAGTATCGCTAAGAAACTGAATTTGAATCATCTGCTGATCACCACCGCTGTTCGATACCTCAGTGATCTGCGGGATTTCAATCCAACTTTCGACCTTCTTAACCGTACCCACACCACCACCCGCGGCAAAACGATCGGTGTTCGAGGTGTTAATAGAGCCGAGCGTTAAAGTAGTCGCGGTGGATGCTGTTACTTTTGCAACCAAGTCATTCAACGCGGCCCAGCCTGAGGTTAGCTGCACAATATCGCCCTCGGCAATGTCATGCCCAGTTACTACCGTCAGAACTGCATCAACAGCATTGGAAACTGCCGTTACCGCAACTTCGGTTTCATATGTTTTAGCCAGGTAAATACCCGCGCCATTAGGTAGAGCAAAGCCCATGGTAATTCTCCGATTTTGGATATAAAAAAACCGGCATAGGCCGGTAGATGTGGGATTGATTGAGGTTTAAATAACGTCAGCGCGATAGCTCATGCTGACTGGTGTTGTGTATGTGGTGTCGTTACTAATGCCGGGAAACTGGCTGGGAACGCTGTTGATATAGCAGGTTACCACCCCGTCTGTCAGCTCAGTATTGAGGTTAAACAATTCTATTAACTCAGCAGCAATGAAATGAGATTTTGATTTACCGCTACCTGCTTTGGCATTGATATTAATCTGATACACGCCCTTGAATACGCGGGACACCTGCGCTAAATCGATAGCATCTGTTGTGGCTGGCATGACATGCGATTGCAAATACATATCACCAGTGTCATCAAAGCTAACGTTTTCGGTAGCCAAGGGAATGCCTTTAATTGCCGCCCATTCGCCAAGCCGTTTCTCCAGCAATACCGTGATTCGCTGAGTGCTCACTTATTCACCTCATTGGCTGCTTCAGTAAAGTATTTAACAGCGTCCTCGGCGGTTATGCGGATCATCCCGTTTGGGGCTTGTGATGAATGACCAAATTCAAGCCGGTAAGCGTAAGGGACGTTGTTGGTGAAATAGATAGCCTTGGTGCCGACCTTGAACTGCTCAAGCATGTAATTGCCCACAGCCATTGTCATATTGCCACTTTTATCGATACGCCCCGTTTCACCCTCTGGCTGAATATCTAAACCGACCTGCCAATTACCTCTAAAGCGACCACCTGTGTAATTTGGTGGCGAATAGATATCCCATTCCGGTGCTTTAACTTTTGCACTTTTCTTTAACTTTCCTGTTTTGGTCAAATTAGAAGGGTCGAGTCGTTTAGCTTCGTTGGCATCAAAAACAGCATCGTTATATGACTTCGCAGTATGGTTGATGGCCCATAGTTCAGGATTTCCAACCGGCGACATCGTGACTAACCGATTGAGAATTTTAATAGCCCCTTTTTGAACCACCAATTCCTGATTGCGCTTACCCTTTTCAATAAACGCATTAATCGAGACCATGAAGCCGGAATTTTCAGCCATATCACGCCCTCAGTTGTGGTTTATAACAGATCAGCAGTGCTGCGGGTTTTACTGGATTAGGTTTAATGACTCGATGCTTTTTGCCATCAACCATAATTAGATCACCAATGCGAATTTCCACATCAGCCGTAGCCGACATTTTCACATCACCATTCTGGATTAAGGTACCGTCAATCTCACCGGGGGAATAACTGGAAATAACGCCAATAACCGAGAATGACTCAAGCGGGATATCAACTTCAACACCGCCGACGAACTCGACACCGCCGCCGCGCGTGAGCTGGTAGGCAATGCCATTCTCAGTGAGTAATCGTGTTGCTGTCGCTCGCATCCGTGGGTAATTGATTGCCATATCATTCCCTTACCCGCATTGAAATCACATCCCCACCGGAGTAGAGATCTATTTCTTTCGCGAACTCGACCGCGTCATGTGCTGACTTACCCAACTTCATTGCAGACAATGCGAAGTTGCGCCCAGTCCCACCCGCCCACGGAATAACCACAAACATAGGAACAAGCCGTTCATCGTATTCAATAGGATTGCCAGTATCGGGTATGAAAATGGCATCAAAACTCTCTAGATTCGGTTTTTTATCATCAGGACTGCCATCGTTAATCCATTTTATAGCTAGAGATGCATCAACAAGACCACCAGCAACAGCCAGCACACCGCCTTTTACTTGGTGAATTTTATCAGTGTAGCCGTAAACGTAGCCACCCTCAGAGATGAGAGAATCAGCAGCCACATGAAAGCCATCAAAAGCAATAGTCGTCATCTTATCCCCTCACCATGCGAACTTGGTTTGTGCTGGTTATCATTCCGCGCAACAACCCGTTTAACCAAGTAAAGCTCGGGGCTGAAACACTGGAGCCTTCTGCATATGAAACGCTAACTGCGCCAACTACTGTCTCTTGAGTTACCTCACCACCACCGGCAAATGCTGGAGATAAATCTATTTCTTGTGCTTCAATTGCCAGCCTGCATTGCGCCTGTATAACTTGCTTTGGGATGACGTCTTTAGGCAGCAGGTAACCATCTACCACAACCCCAGTGCGCGGCCAGAATAACGTTTGTTCAGCTACCGTTCGGCTCCCTTTCCATATAAGACCTGCAAGGTAGTCCATTCCCTGCAACAGCAATCGCTCACAGGATTCGTCATCCACCGGTACGTTATATCCGCGAGACGCTGCCAAAGCTCTCAAATCATCGACACTTGCGTAACTATTGAAACTGGGAGAGTCTTGGTTAGTAACCAACATAAGCCGCCCTTACTCGCTAATACGCCATTCGTCCAGTAACCATAAATCTACTGATTCAGGGTTAACATCTGCTTCAGTTGGTCCGCCAGGCAGCATTGGTGATTCACGATTCATGCGAATAAATGTGATGGGTTCAACAGGTTCAACAGGTTCAACAGGTTCAACAGGGAGATTAGTTACCGTTGGATCTGCCACATTAGCAATCAGTTTCTTTGCATCACGCTGCTCTTTCGTTAATCCGGCCATTTATTACTCCATATAAGAAAGGGGCCGAAGCCCCTTAATAATTAACCCAAGATGATAGTGCTATGTTCGGGCTTGACCGACGCGACGCCCCACGCCAAACCAACTTCATAACGCACCTGACGATACTGGCGATACAGCGCAATCTGGAATGTGATGCCGGAAACCGGGTCGGTAACGTTCATTACGTCATCAGCGGTATCACCGCCATCAGGCATTGCCGGAGTACGTGATGCCAACAGGAAGGCATTGCGATCAAATGCCATATTAGCGGTGTAATTGCCGCCCACGGTCACCGCCGCATTGTCGGCCAGTGCTTTCATCAATCCGGGTGCTGCAATGGTGATAACTGATGAAGTGGCAGCGGCCACTACGTATTTGTGGTCATCACCATCAAAGGTAACCACATCACCCACTTTCACAGTGCCAGTGCCAGTATCAACAGAGATCAGCCGGTCACCGACCGCATGACCGCCAACCTTGTTCACAAGGAAACCTGCGCCAGTGCCTGCTGTAACTCGCTTAACGCCTGCTGAGTTATGCAGATTGAACCCTTCAATACGACCGATGATACCTTCACGCAGAAGTTCTTCAGTACCGGCTTCATTCACTTTAAACAGCACTGATTGTTTACCGCGAATATTAGAGATAGCCGCTGAACCCAGCACCATTTGCAGGTCAGTTGTAGGTGCGCCGTTATCTTCCAAGACACGACGAGAATCCGCGAAGTCTGACAAATCAGCCGCGATACCAAACGGTGTAGTACCCGCAGTACCGACAGCGCGAGACGAGCCGTAATACAACGCACCAAGATCTGCATCGACCTCATTAGCAAGCGCGCGGAATGCTTGCTTGAACTGGTCAGCAAGGATGGTGTTGTATGTCCCTGCGGGACCGATAGCCAGTTGTTCTTCGCCGTTCCACTGGACTGGTGCCATTTTGGATTTAGTGATAACGACATCTACGGTACCAATTTCTTGCCCTGCGTCACCTGATGCAGTCGGGCCGGGGACAATATCAACTGTCTTGGCCGCTGGAGCGACTGGCGCTGATACTGTTTGCCCTTTTGCGGCTGAGTCAGCTTTGGTATTGCGGGCCACTGCCGGGATGAAACCAGTTTGCTCACGTGAAACAATATCCAACGCAGTGTAAATTGTTGGGATGAGGCCCGTTAGGGTATTTGTTGCTGCCATTTTATAGCTCCAATTAGTCTACGATCGCCACGCCGTCTTTGAGTGCGGCGCGTTGCTCTGCCATACCCATTGAGTCAAACGCGGTGCGTTTCAGTGTTTTTTGTCCGTGCTGATGTTGCGTCTGCTGTTGTGAGCCGCCACCATTATTGCCGGATGCCTTGAGGATGTGATCTTTCTGCGGGTACTGTTCGACCAAAAACTCCAACGCCTCATCGAAGTCAGCAAGCTCACCTGGCTTGGTGCGAGAGAACACCTTATTGCCTGATGGGTCATAAGCCACAACCTTGCCATCTTCGATTTTGAATGACTGACCGAAACGGGCCTGAACAAAGTCGGCAGGGATCGCTACATTATCTTTGATGAATGAGGAACTACCGAAGCGTCCGCCGATCATCTCTTTATAAAGCTGCTCTTCCAGTGTTTTACTCTTGCCGTTCGCGTCATCCAATTGGTTTTGAAATGCCTTGGTGATTTCTGCTTTAACCTGGTCAACCGCACCCGCATCAATCAGTTTTTTCTGATCAATTTTGGTTAGAGTTTGCAGAGCTTCAATCGCTTTGGCTGGGTCGTCGATGCCAGAGAATTTACCGAGCTGGGCTTCCGCCGCTTCCTTCGCTTCTCGATGAGTTTTAGCTTCACCGTTCAGCGCTGTGATTTTGCTCAGTGCAGCAGAAGCATCGAATGGGATTTCTTTGCCGTCGTCATGGACATAAACCGGCATTCCGTTCTCAACAACTACTTTTCCATCTGCATCTAATTTCAATTTCATGGTTAATCTCCAAGCCTTCCGGCCATTTTAAAAAGGTCATCCGACCCGCTCGCCGTATCGCATCCGCTAACGACAGGTAATAAAAAGCCCCGCACAATGGCGAGGCTCAGTTTTTTTGTTTAGTTGGCTACCGTTGACGGTAATTGTTAAAGCATAGTTTTCTACAAGCCTGCGTCAGAGAACGCTCTATCGTCGATATCTCGTAGTTGCTGTAACGTCAGCCACTCCCCTTTATCAGTGAAAAATTCATCGGTTCGCATGCCGCCATCTTTCATCAGTCTGGCGCGAGTCTCACCCAGCACCTGAACTTGTCGGCGGTAAGATTGCCGTTGCAACCATTCACTATAGGTAGTCCCCGTTGGAACTTGCCCATCCATGCTGGCGCGCGTTCCTTCATCCATTTCGTCAATATCGAATCCCAACTCACGCCATGATTTAGTGATTAAGGTCTCCATTGAGCGACAACAGAAATGAATGCGGCCCGGCCCCTGAAGATATGGAACCTTGTGACCGATGGGTTTGCCTTCCAGGGTGTATTTGAGGCGATCTCGGATAATGCAATCGTGAGAGGTTTTATTGTCCAAGGTACTGAGCCATTGCTTAGCATCAATGATATTGCTGTTGTTCTCAGTAAATTTATCCCGCGCTACGGCTGTCATATGTGTGACGGCCGTTTTCACCACCGCAGTAACATTCTTCCGTCCCGCCTCGATTGCGCCATCTTGATAGTTTCTTGCTCTTGTACCGCGTACCTTCCGCGCCATCTGTTCAACAGTATCGCCAGCCAGGTAACCGTTTTTAACTGTATTGATAATACGGGTCATCCGGTCAGCTTCGATATTCTCCGCCCAGTCTCGTAGTAATCGGCCTTGAAACGGTTGAGCTATTGCAGCGGCGTAAACCTGCTCTTGGGTAATTGCTGCTAACGGGAACCGATTTAAAACTGGCCCCGGCAATAACGAGTCAAACAAACTAAGTTGATAACCTGCTTCATGCTTTGCAAAGTCCAACAGTTCATCAGTCAAAGACGAATACATTGTATCTACAGCTTGCTTATTCACTTGACGAACACTAACCAGCAAGCCTTCTAAGCGCTTCACTGTGACACTGTTTGGATTAACCTCATCAAGTGCCAATATAAGACGAGCCGATAGCTCTGCGTCGCTTTCATTGAGCACTTGAACCATTTTGCGAGCAACACCAGTGGCATATCGCGATTGAAACAGGCTATGTGCTATTGCTTCATCACGTAGCCTTTCGTTAATCGTTGCCATTTAGCCACCTGCGATGGTTGGGCCTAGGTTATTTAGTTCGTCCAATACTTCATCCGGCTTAGCATCGGGATCGATAATCTTGAGAATTTGCAGAGCACGAACTGCATCAATAGGACGAATGTCACCCCCTTGCCGTAACGCCTGGATAGCCAAAGCAGAAGTTGCATTAAACGCCTGTTCGGCTGTTTCCAGTTCGGTACGAATATCAACGCTGCCACCGTCTTGCTCACCTGACCACTCCGCCATGATTTGCAGAATATTATCCAGTGCGTCCTCAAGAGAATTGGACATCGTATAGAGCGGAGACTGTTCCTGCATTCGCTCTTCAGTGACCTGATCTACTGCTTTTGTTGAGGTGTTCTCTGCTCGGAGCATCTTGGCCCCAGCTTGTCGCATTTGCTCAACTAAGCCATTCAGGGAATCTTTACCTGAGTTGATAGCAGAACCAGTGTGTTCGACATATTCCAACCCTTGCTTGGAACGGTCAGAGAACCTCGTGGCAGTTGATGCGCCAATCGTTAATTCTTGCCCATCCTCTAGTCCGAATACTGTCAGCAATGGCACGCGGGCAACATGAAGAATATTGTCTTGCTCACTTTGACTCTGCCAATGTTTGATATTCAGCAATGCCAAGCTAATGAGCGGTGGTGTTGCGCACATAAAACCAGTGCGTTTGGTGTAAAGAGTAACCAAGGGAATGTCATTACGTGATGTTTCCCAGGCGTCATGAATGACCCATACATCACCACCATCAGCACTCTTACCCGTTGACTTGCGATGTAACTCAACTGCACCAGGAGTAAGTTTGCGAATTTGCTCAATCTTGTGCTGTGCGTAATTTTCAGCATCTTCGACAACAATTTCTTTTATCCGCAACTCAGTAAGCCTGACCTTTCCTTCTTTTGTCTCTGACTTCCAGCCGATAACCTGACGCGGATTAATTAAGACAGCATAAGGTCGTGCGCCAGTTGCTTTCTCTTCAGCTTTTGTTTTGATATCACCTACGCGGGGGTAATCCACCAGAGCATGCGCCAACCCGTATTGTAGCGCGAGGCTGAAATACTCCTGCGACCACACATCCAAGCGATTCCCTGCCAAGTCGAAATTCTTGGTGTACTCGACAATTACATCTGGTGTCGCTTCACTAAGTTGCGTCGGCTCAGAAAATACCCGCCCAACGTTATTCTTAATCGTTTCTTCATAAGCTGGTAGCAATGTAGCTACAGATAGCCGCTGTTTGTAACTATCACCATCCTCATTCGGCCATCTGGGTAAATGCTGCTCTCCGAGCTGGCGCATATAAAGCGTACCGCCCATCAGAGCGTCATTAATGTCCCACGCCTCGGTCATGTTCCCATAATCGAGATTGGGTGTTGAAATATCTGGCATGGGTTACATCCGTAGTTGAGTGACTTTGCCGGTTGGCTTTTTATGGTTGTTCTTCGCTACAGCAAAGTAGCGGAACCCATCAGAGCCGTGAGAGGTGTGATCGTGAAGTGGTTTGTCTTTCCAGCAGCCGCGTTTATCGTCCCATTCTTTCCGGTAGCCTTCGAGGTGAGTAATGCCTTCAGCGCACTTCTCATCATCAAAGACACACTTAGGCAGAATTTCACGCACTGACTCGATACCGGTATCAACGCCAGTTTTCGGCACCACTTTGAATGTCATGGAATAAATCTGCCCATCAATTTCATAGCCTTCCCGCGCCAACTCCTTGCGAGACTTAGCATCAGAGCCGAATTCACGGTTTTCAATATCGTGCGGCCCCCAGTGATCGCCATACGTATAGCCACGGTCTTTCAGCACCTTCATATAGTGCCGTAGACCTTCACCGGAGTTTTCGTAGTAGTCGATAATGTGGAATTCTTCGCCGACCTCACGCACGAACCAGATGGCCGTTGAGTCGCCCACGCCGATATCCCAAAACGTGTGAACCGGTAAGTGAGAGTTATCAGGTAATTTGCAGATCCGCTTATTGGTATAGAGCCAGCGGAATTGTTTAGCGTAATACGCACCCTCAACAGACTGTTGGAATGCTTCGGCCGGAATAGTTGGATATTCCCGCTTCATATCATCGCCGAGCGTCTTTTCTTTGGCGTAGTACCAGGATTTCTGGCGCTCGTTCAGTTGAACGCCGTGCTTGGCTTCCATCTCAGCAAAGTAATCAACAAGGCGTTGCGGTAAAGCCTCAACTGGGTCGATTGTGTACTGCGGATTCTTCCACCATGAGAAGAAGAAAAACTTCCAGTCTAGAGCGGATAATTTCTTACCCTGCAACTGTGCTTTCTCGGCAGCCTGGCAGTAATCGAAGAAGTAACCAGCGCGACCTTCAGCAGTACTTTCAATTGTGGCAAAGCATCCGGTTGATACTGCCTCAAACGCACCAGTGACAATCTCACGTGCCTTGTCGGGATACTTAGCGCATATCTTGCCGAACTCTGAAACATGCAGGTAACGCAGCGTACCGCCACGAAATGAGGTGCTGACGTAGAGTGAACCGCCTTTGTTAAATACCAGCTCACCCGCGGAATCATTACTTGCCGGATTAGCTGCTTTGATTTCATCGGGCAACTTGTCGTAAGCGTATTTCACCTTTTCGCGAAACAGCCGCCTGGCGTCATTCAGTGTGTGGGCTATCAGCGCACATTTAGCTGATTCAAACAGCGCGGCATCCAACTGAATAATGCAAACCTCAGTCGTGAAGCCAAGCTGACGAGCTTTAAGAATGATATTGCGAGTGTGGATACCCTCGAAGTATTCACGCTGTTCAGGCGTCATCCTGAAGCGGATTGGCTTACCTTCTTTGTCTGTGATCCAGTAGAGGTTATTCAGCCGCCAGTCTTTATCTGCCAGCAGCTTGAGGTGCTCAGGTTTCATTAAGCCCCCTGAGACAATGAATCCATTAGGTCGGAGAGTTTACTAACAACGTTGTCGCCTTTATCTTCGCCGATATCGTAGGCTTGGCGCTCAAGGCCAATAAGGTTTTTCATGGCGTCGCTGAGTGCCTTAACTGCTTTGACTCGTTCAGGTAGCGCAATTATCGACTGGTAAACTTCGTTTAGTCGGTCGCGCCCGTTCTCGTCAGGGTCAAGCATTAGTTCGCCTAACTTGCGAAGAGACTCAATGTCTGCGCACTCCGCACCTAGCTCATCAAACAGAGCATTGGTTATCTCTCTGGCTCGCCGGATGTCACCACGATGCTCCATGCGGACATTGGCAATAACCTCAGCGCTAGCTTCAATGAGTACGCGTTCGGTCAGTGTCGTTTCAGTGCGTACCTGCTTGCGTACCTCTTCTTTGCGTACCAAATCCTCCGCGCGTTCTTTTATCTTTGCAGATAGGTCACGAGACCAATCATCACGCTTTGCGCGCTTGCGTATAGCGCCTTCACTGATGCTATGTTGTGAGGCTATTTCCCGTAGAGACATCAAGCCAGCTCGGTACGCCGATTCGATGGCCTCCCAATCTGGTTTGGTCATAATAAATTCCTATGGTTTTTAACATTCACAACGTAAGCTAATTTTTTCCCTAACTGGAACTAAGTTTCATGACTTCGAGATGCCTCCAGCTTTTTTCCGTTTTCCTCGGTTTTTTAGGCACATCCATAATGTTTTATTACAGTCACTCTCTTATTCCACTGGAAGGGTCTGACTTTGTAAGCACAGAGGAAATAAATGAAAATGATAAAATCATTCGAGCAAATAAAAGAATAAAAATCATGCAAAAAATAGGCATAGCTCTATTAAGCGCAAGCTTTATTACTCAAGGGGTTTCTATTGTTATGTGAGATAAGGACATTGAAAGTGGATGTCTGTAATGATTGAGAGCCGTTGTGAAAGTGGCTCTCAATTTTTCTTTAAAATCAACCAACTCAATTTCGAGGAGGCAAATTTGTATTAAATGGCAACCCAGGGATAGTAATTTGCCCTCGCTGCTCAATGCGCTCAATTTGAGCAAGCAATGATGGCTTCTTGACTCGCCCCCAACGGTTAAGTAATCGACCTGACATACTGGCTACATCTTTCTCTTTCATATACTCCAGCATTACTGCGTTTCGCTCGGCTTCAAGGTTATGTATCCCTTGGGCGATCATGTCAGCCATCCAATCAAAAGCCGCAATGTATGCCTCTTTAAATGCAAAGGCTGCCGCTCCTGTGAAACTGAAAACAAGCATTGTCCAGCCGTTACGAGTCATTCTATAAAAAGGCTGAGGCTTACCATTCTGTAACTCATTGTTTTCATGGCAAAGCGTAAAGTTGCGCTCTGCGAACTCAGCGGAGCAGGCCTTAATGACATTGCGAGTTTTCCGCATTACATCTTTGTGACCCTTGCCGAATACCTTCGCAACTTTGAAAGTATCAGTTGATGACTCAGTGCCAGAAAGAAATACCAATTCCCGGAAATCAAATCCGTTTACGACAGTTGGATAGTTCATAGCGATTACCTTTTAGAAAGATGAGCCTGTTCACCAGAATGCCGCCCGAGAGAAGGTCGCTACCTTATAGCGGCAATTCTCAGGCTCAGCTTTCTGAAAGACTCTCGTTTGAAATGCGCGGTGAATGCGCGGAGATATTGCACTTACAAAAAAGCCCCACCGAAGTGAGGCTTGATATCTGAAGATGTGAGCAGATTTGCTCTTATCTATTCGCGGCTTTGCGACTCCTCTCGGCGTTGCTACACCACTTACGGCTTACCCGTCAGCAAGAATGGCCCAGTGAAACAGGCGATCACCTCCAGCGAGAGAAGCTATCTATTCCTTGTCGGGGGAATTAGTCTTTCAGGAATTCTTCAGTGGGGAATGACATCTCACCCATCATTAACTCAGCGCCAGTGCTGGTGACGATTACTGTGTGGTGTGGGTGAACGTTTTCAGCCAGCCACTTAATCAATGGCTTTGATGCTTCTTCGAAACTCGCTAGCTTTTTATTGCTGTCGGTTATGTTGCACTCACCAAGGCATGGGCCTTTATCGGTAAAGCAGTTAACACAAGCGTGATCGTGGGTTTTATTTTTATCGAAAGTTTCATGGAAGCCGCCGCCCATGTTGTACCACTGCCAGCACTTACCAAATTCACGGTTTAGCGAGTTATCACCAAGACTATCTATTACATTCAGGTCTGTTACTGCGCCTTCACGCTCAGGCTGATACCCTTCTCCGATTGCAGTCTTGATGTACTCAACCATCTCTGCGCGTGGCGGGTCTAATGTGATAGCTTGCTCTGCTGTTTTCTGAGTCATGATTTATCCTGTATGCGTGATTGTTCGATTTTACGGATGCTCGCCTTATCTGCGTTGCACTGCTCTATGACCGTCAACAAGGTGTCATTCAGCAATAGGCTGTTACCCCAAGTTAATATCTCGGGTATCTCTGGGGGTATGCAGTCAGAAAGTAAGCTTGCTGGTATCGGTACCTGTGGCACCTGAACGTATTTGATTTGCGTGTTTCCGCAAGAGGTCAGCAGCGGCAGCAGGAACAGGCTTATTAGTACAATCGTCGCCTTTAATCGTTTCTCGAATGTAAACAACACGAGCCTCACCCGCTTGAGCAATTTTCTGTTTGTCATTCTCGTTAGCCTTGGCGATATCGTTGATGATGTTAACCATGCGTACCTGGTTACTGAGAATGAACAGGGCCTCGTCGCGTTCTTTAGCGGCCGCATCTGCCTTGTCGTGCCATTCATCAGCCTGGTTGTAATAGTGAAGTGAAAGTCCAGCCAGAATGATGAGCACTATCGCTGGCAGATAGGTGAATATGTTCTTTATCCCGCTAAACATAATTCCCTCTCTATCTCGCGTCGGTTCTGTAATCCCTTCCACGGCTTGCCACCGGCATATGTCCAGCGGCGTAACTCATCGCAAGCGCCTTTTATGTCGCCTGTATTGAGCTTTTTAAGCAGAGTGGATTTAGTGAATGCGCCCTGACCGACGTTATAGGCAAATGAATATAAGGCGGCTTTCTGATATTTGCTCAGGGGGACTTTTACTGCTGTATCGACAGTGCGCTGTACTGGTGCCAGGTCTTTCTGCAATAAAGAATCGCACTCAGCATCTGAATATTTTTTGTTGGGGATGATGTCTTTACCAGTGTGACCATCGCAAATTGTTAAAACGCCAACGACATCGTGGTAAGCCACATACTTGCGGCCCTCTAGCCCATCGTCACCACCAAGCAATGCCCCAGCAATTGCCAATGCCCCGGCAGCAGATGCGCCAATTATCTTATTCCTCAGCGCTGGTGACATTTTCAGCTCCAGACTTAGGGTTAAACTTCAACTTGAATTCCTTGTCCTTGTAGTACCAGTTCAGAGCGAACGTACCTACAGCACAAGCCATACCAATAAGAACAGCCCAGTCATTTAAGGACATCGCTCCAAACCCCATCAAAAGCCCACCGAAGAATTTCGCGACACCGCTTGAGTATTTTTCCATTTTCATAACCCACCCCCATTTGGGGAATTATCTTCCCGCCGCTGGTCGGGTTCGTATGCTGTTGTATAGGGAATAGCTCACCGCCGTTTCCACTTTTCGCTAGAGGGTGTTTGCGGTTGATTGGTGTAGGCGGGAGCTAAATGCAAAAAAGGCCACGCATTAGCGCAGCCCTAAAATAGAGACCATACCGAGGAAGTGCTCGACATGGTTAAACGCAAAAAGCCCAACCGGTTATGGCTGGGCCTTGAATGTTTTATTGGTGACTCAACTACATCACCGCTCTTCGCCTTTGACGTCCGAGCTTAACTAAAAATGTACACTTCCATTTCCCGAAAATCAATACATTTAGAAATTATTTTCAATTATGCTGCATTTTGTAGAAATTCCACCTCCATTTCACGCTTGATAGCATAAAACATTGTTGCCTCAAGTATGTTTTCACACCACACAACCCTCTTCCTTGCTAGCTGGACATCACAACCGGTCAGCCTAACCAGTTCGCGGGCAATATCTTGCGAGCATTTGCGCTCACAATATCGTTTAATTGCCACATCGCGGATCGGACTATCGCGCTTAATTGATTTAGTCATTACAGCTTCAACAAACGCGGCATCATCTGATTCTTTGGCGAGAGCGATGGTGTTGCTTGTTGAAGATGAGGGAATAACTATCTCTCTTGATTTGATGAATAATTCCTGACCTCGATAGCCCTGCTTATGCAGATTGTTAACCACTTCAATAATTCTATTCCCTTGGGTTTCGCTCCAGTTATCACGAACCATTAGCCTGCCAATTACGTTTACGCATGATCCACCGGGAGAATCATCACCGCAGTTTTTCGATCCCCACAAACTCAACAGGTAGCGAGTCCATACACGCTGGCTTGGAGTGATGGTTTTCCACCCCTTACTCCATATGCGCCTCAAGTCGGCCTCTCTTGCCACATAAACCAATGATGCAAAGTTATTGTTTCGCTTCACGCTGCCTCCTGAGTTTCTTTTAACTGCTTCAATTCCAGACGGTAGTAATCACGAATGCCTTTTAACTCTTCAACGGTGTAGCTGCGGCGTTCGTGGTTATTCTCGATAGCCTCAACGGTTTCAATGCCAATACGTTTGATCAGCTCGAAACGGTATGGAACGATATTCCCACTCTTGTGCTGATTGCAGACTGAACATTGTTTGTGGATTTGTCGGGGGTCGAATCTGAATTGAGGTGCTGCTGCGGTTGTTCTGTAGTGCCCAGCGTCCCACTGTGCTGCTGAATGGGTGCCACATGATACGCAGGGTAGGCTTGAATCACGTGCTCTTACAAAGGCGTTGACGGCTTGCTGTGCTTGCTTAATCCAGTACGTTTTTGGCTTGGCGTTAATCTTCCTAACTTTTAACTCTTTCTTTTCCTCCCTTTCTTTCTCTCGCCTTCGCTTTAATTCGCTAGCCTGGTCTCGACTTCGCTTATCTTTCATAACGAGGACTGCATACTCAATTCTGTGCTCCTCGTTGCACCACCACTGATATACAGTCTCCGGTTTGAACCTCGTTTTGCATACTTTGCAGTTACGATGATTCGGTAGCTTGTTTATCATCGGCTTCCTCCTCCGGTTCGCTGTAGTGGGCCTCAATTGCCAGCGCCATTCTCTTTAGCCAATCAGCCAGCTTTAGCGCAGCGGCCCTCTCAGTTTCCAAGTAAGGGAATTCGGTAATTACCGCTTCAGCCTTGTAGCCGAAGGTGTTGCCGTGAATAACCATTTCTTGCTCTAAAATGGTTTTCGCTGAATGTTTAACGAAATACCGGCTTTCTGATGTCTGGTTGGCCCTGTCTTTTTTGAAAGCAATCAGATCAACCGTCACGCGTGAGTCATCCTGTAATTTCTTAACTAAATCTCGAAAGCTACTCATCCTTTTTCTCCTTCGCTGCTTTATCAATGCATTTCTGATGAGCGTAGGTTTCACCCTTGTTAAGCATCAGGAAGCAGAAGATACATATTGATTGGGGAAGTTCAGGCATGGCTGTTCTCCTTTACATCTGGCGGCGGGAAGCAGATATCATCGAAATATTTCTCTTCAATTCGAATGTTGAAGTCAATCTCAGTCATCTCTTTGACTCTAAAAGTAACTCCGACGATGCCAGTGCATTTATTCACATAAACAAGGTTTTCTGGGTCTTCGTTGACATATTCATGAAGCTGTTCTGATAGTTGTTTAAGGCAGCGGAGAGCGCAGTTAATATCGCGGAAATATCTAACATCACTAATGCACGAAAGCACATAGTAATAAGGAATCATTGGCCCTCCCTCTCTGCGCTTGAACTCTCTTTCCACACCGTTCTTTAAATCTGTTAGCTGATTAATGTTTAGCTTTTCAAGTTCTGCCATAATTTGCTCTCCTTGTTCTGGCGCGCAGCAAAACGCATATGTGATCATATGTGGGTATTTCGCTGGCGGGGATTGGGGGTTTAGGCTTGGTTCGAGAGGTCTTGCGGAATATCAGGTTATCTATGGCTATCTGGTTTGGCTACGTTGTCGGCTCATTCATGCCGCCTTCCTGATTTATACAGGAAAATCCAATAGGGCCATGTAAGTCCCATGCATATAGCCATTGCATATCCAGAGAAGGTTTCTTCACGACCGTAAATGTCATGAGCCCATTCAGATACAACGCCAGCCATCCAGAAATAAGCTGCGACTAATATCAGAGTAATCATGCTGCCACCTTCCCCTTGTCACCGAACCGGTTGGCCCACTCAATTGCAAGCCGTGATTCATCGCTGAACTTAACGCCATGCGTAGCACCGAAAGCATTGATCAGCTCTATCAAGTCGCGCAGTTCTCCAACGGTCATGCGGCTGGTTGATTGGCCCAGAATGACAAACCCACCTTCCAGACCAGGTGCTGACCTCTGCCCTTTCAGCGATGCGGTGAATATGTGCTTCCAGTCCTCACTGCTAAGTTTCTGACCATGCCAAACAACCTGAGTAGCGATATCGCCAAGCGTGGCCCATAGGCGTGCATTCTGGTCTAATGTGCGGGTTCGCTCTTGGATTGTGATCAGGAGTGGCTTATCAGGATTAACAGGGAGTTGGTTTATAAACTGGAGGGCATTTCGCTTGTATTGATCACCGCATAATACGAAGACCTTTTTATCCATTATTCACCTCGGATAATTTACAATCTGCTAATCGATAAATTCCACTAACGGTGATTGATTTGAGTCCATTTTTTTTGGATATTTTTTCCTCCATCGATTCAATATCTAAATGACTTGGCGGTTGGTTATCTGTTCGGTAATTTAAAAATCTACCACCTCCACATGAGTGGATGTAAGTAACCATCCATACCTGCACAATTTCTTCTTCCGTCGGCTTGCTGGTCATAGTGGCTTCTCCGGCGCGGCGGCTAGCATGGCTGCATAAATATTATCGAATTGAACGCAGAAAATAGTATCGTCGTCCAAGTCGAAAACGACATCATCGCATTCCATTGCCGCTGCCATCATTTCCGCTGTTGGATTAATGGGAACCAGTTTCCAACCTTCCGGTATCTCCGGAGAGTTCAACTGTGGGGTGGTGACCATGTCATAAATCAATGCGGCGGTTTCACCTTCACGAGCAATACTTTGCCTGCGGGTGCATAAGAAATTAGTCACTTTGAAAATGAATTTTTCTCGGCTTAATGCTGCATATGATGTGGTAGACAATGAAATCAACGGCAAGTAATGACTACCTGTTTCGTGGTCATGGAAGCTTTCAAGTTCACCTGTTAGCGTTGGTTCTGGCCCAGTCCACCATGTCACAGGCTCAGCCCTCTTTGCAGCTAACGCGATTCTGGCTAGGGCTGCCAGAGATTCACCAGCGACTCGCACGCCGTCATGGTTATCTTTCGCTGCTTCACCTGCCGAAATTAATTTTTCCAGTCTCTCTACAGTGAAACTATTTAATTCTTTCATAGCTTTACCTTATGTTTAGATTGCAATGCATCCATCAACGAGTTATTCCGCTGTTTTAGTTCGCAAATAATGCAGAGCTGAATAACTCCCTCCCCCTCATTCCAGTTGCGATTATTTAATTTCTGCCCGCATCGTAAATCACTGCCGTTTGGGTTGAGATGAACACCACAACCAATTTTTTCATTTTTCCCGAATATCATTCACTCTCTCCCTTGATTCGAATGCCGGCAGTGCGGACAACGGAATAACATTGAATAATTGCGGCTGTAAACCCGTTGGCATAATCACTCGTATGGCCTTGTTCAAGCGCCTCACGACAGGTCATTTCTTCAGGAATATCCACCACAATGCTTTCTCTGGATGCTTGCCATGCACACCACGCCAAATGGATGCCAAAAATTCGATAGCAGTTTCTCTCTGGCTCCCAATCAATATCTTCGCCATATAGCCCATGAACCTCTTCAAGCCACTTCTCAAACTCTTCCCGCGATTTAGTTATGTCCATCATGCAGCCCTCGACCGGTAGCTATCCCACGTAAACGCCAGCGTACAACCGCCACCATCATTCATCCGATCAATCACTCGCTCACCGATAAAGGCGCTGAGTTCGTCTTTCGGAAGGTTGCTTATCAGGATGGTTGGCCGCATTTTTTCGTAGCGGGTATTGATGATTTCAAACAGGATTAACTTTTCAGACTCAGACCCAAACTGAACACCAACTTCATCGATGATCAGCAGATCAGGACTGGTGTACGCCTCGATAACTTCCTGCTCAGTAACTTCAGCGTTCTTGCCCCATGATGACTTAAATTTTCGGGCTACCCGCAGAGCTGTAGTGAACAGTGCTGAGCTTTGGTGTTCGGTGATGACGTGCTTTGCAATTGCCAAAGCAAGGTGATTCTTACCAGTGCCCGGCTTACCGGTCATAACCATTCCTCCGCCCTGCTTCAGGCGCTCTCTCCACTTGGACGCATAGGCTTTGCAAACATGCAGACAGCGAGCCGCCTCGTCGTTCTGGGGGTGATAGTTTTCCAGCGTGGCACTAGCGAACCGGTCTGGCAGTTGTAGGTCTGCCATCAGTCGCTTGATGTTTGCCTGTTTAACTCGGACATCCTCACCAGCCTGTTTTTCTTTCAGTGACTGAAGCTTTTCCATCAGGCAGGACGGGCAGGATGTTTTTGTCTGCAAGCTGCCTAAAGCTTTCATGGAGCGAACAAGTTGCTGAAATTCCCCATGGGTATCACAAACGGCTTGGCGATATTCGAATACCGTTCCCTCGATAACCGCCGCTGGTTTCTTGATGTTTTCCAGAGAGGTTTCAAGCTTGGCAATCTCTTCTACGTAACTAAGCATAATCATTCCTCCATCCAGCCCGGCGCGTCAGTCACACCGTAGTTCTTGGCTGAAAAGTTATCGGCGGTTGCTCGGGTGGATACTGTTTGAGGCTTGGCAGTGAAAGACGGCTTGCCACCAAACTTGACCGAGTTTCTAAGCCAAGTATTCAGGGCGGCATCCCAATTTTTGAACTTGGAACCTTTCGATTCGTGGTAATCCGAGAAAGCTTCAAATTCGTTTGGCAGGTTAACCCCTAGCTTGGCAGCTAAAGATTCATGCTTTTCAGTTGGGGAGAATCCGACAGGTTTCTGAGTGGCTCGTTTGTCTTTTTCAAAAGCCGGTTTAACTTCTGCCGGTAATATCTTTTTAATGTCTTTATTGTCTTTTGTAATAGTGTCTTTTGTGTGTCCCTGTTTTAGTGACAGGGCTGTCACCGTTTTAGTGACATCTTTTGTCACTACGGTAGTGACACTGACATTATTTAAGTGACACTCTGGAATTTGCCACTCAGAAAGCGACTTATTAGGCCCGATTAACTGACCTTCTTTCAGTAAAACTTTCATGGCGATAAGTTCATTTTTAGCCTTATTCACCTTCTGTCTTGGTAAGCGCGTTATTAGTGCTATCTGGCTGTCAGCAATCCGATCCATCTTCTTGTTGAAGCCGTATGTTTTACGACAAACGGCATGAGCTACCTTAGCCTGATTCCTTGTCAGGTTTGCACCGATCAGCTCTTCGTACAGCTCGTTTGCCAGACGGGTGAACCCATCGTCTGTATCGGCCACACGTTTCTCCTGCCCCCCTGATTCAGAGGGAAATTGAAGTATCTCCGCTGTATTCATTTGGCCTCCATGCGCTCAAAATTAATTACCCAGCACCACGGATTAACTTCAAGTGTGTTATCTGGATAAATCCCATCCCATAATTCACGGAACCACAGCCACGCATCCAGAGAGCCTCCAGTAGCTTCACGCTCTGCTGGGTAACCCTCTGCCATAGCATCGCCCGTGCTGATTGTGTTAAGCCGCTCAACACGAACGCCAGTGATCAGCAGGTTGATGCGGGACGCCCAGCGCGGCATGTGGATTGATGGCGTCCATTTGATGGTTTCGCCCCAGCCCTCTTCCAAGTCTTCCGTCTTGTGAGTTGCTCGGTAAGCTAACGTTGATTCAGTGCATAGCCCGGCAGCGAACGCCTCTCGAACCCATAACTGATCGCCGGGCTTACCAAGTGGGCAAAAATCCAAGTAGTAGGATTGACTGCGTTGGTCACATAGCTCTATCGGATGACACTGACCAGCGCTGGCGGCTACGCCGAACAGGTGAAGAGTCTTTTCACTGATGATCCGGCGCGTCTGCGTCTTGCGACCACTGAGAATGGCTTGAACCATTTCTGCGTTGAAAAGTATTCCTTTTTCTTTCACACGTGCTTCCATGATCTGCCCTCCCAGATGGATATAATTGTTGATGGATTAACAGAAGCCAAATGAGCAACCTCACAAGCCGATAAGCCTGACTTGTTCAGCCTCTTTATTGTTTTTACTGCTTTTCTGTCTAACTTTGCCGATCCAGCTCTCTCACCAAATGCTGTTCTTCCATGCCTTGCTCGGTCAGCAATATTCTCTTTCGATGTTGCCCATCTAAGATTTTCAACGCGATTATCTGACGGATCGCCATTCCAATGAGCAACCTGCTTACCATCAGGGCAAGGCTCAACGAACGCTTCTAGAACCAGACGGTGAATGGCAAATGTTTTCCTTCCACCCTTGACATTCCTGAGAGTTATGTATTGATAACCTTTGTTTTGAGTGAACGTATGAAGGACTTTATGGAAATAATTAATTCTATAGGTACTAAGGGTTCTCACTCTCCCAAGGTTTGATATCTCATAACGCCCTTCGTACCCTAGGACTGGCTTCCACTCCTCCATCTCCGAGTTGAATAAAATTGGCTTCTCGTTCATAATTACTCCTGTTGTTTTGTCCAGTTAAAACGACATAGTGATTTGTTCAGAGTCCCCACCTAGCCGTGGGGATTTTTGTTTTGCGAGCAACAACGCCACTGACTTAGCCAGCCTTGCCATATCGTCATCGACTACCCCCCATTCCAATACAGCCAGAAGCATTGATATCTTCGGAATGAAGCTTTCTTTCCAGCGTGATATCTGTGACTTATCCACGCCTACAGCGTCAGCAATGTCAGTGACGCCTCGTAATGCAATCTTGTTCAGTAGTTGACTCTCAATGATTCGAGCCTTGTTGCGTGTGGTTGCACGTTCCATTGCGTACTCTTCCCTTGTTAGATGTTGTTACGTGACAAAGCTGTGAGCTTGTCACTTTTGTTGCCCCAGACTTTCCGGGGTGAGGTCAGTAGTGTTAAAGAGCGGTAGTGCTTAAGCTGCGTCGCTTACGGATTTCATGTATCGCTGCGGGTAGAGAATTTGCATTTCGGTAATCATTCCGTCGTAGAACCGAGAAAGCTTTTCTGCCATTTCTAGGGAGGTAATTTGAGCGCCTCTTTCAATTCGGCTTAGGTTCCCGACATCGCACTGAACAGCTAGTGCCACTTCTGCAATTGTCAGTTTTTTCTCTACACGCATTTTCCTCAGTGGTGTTTGCATATTTCACTCCTTTAAATGCGCTATACGCATATTATGCGATAAAGTAAGTATGCGCAAGGCGCTTTGCGGTTAACGCAAAAAATGGGTTCAATAGAGTTATGAAAATAGGTAATCGCATTCGTACTCTTCGCAAAGCGAAGAAGATGACAATTCTCGAACTAGCCACTGCTATCGGTAGCGATGTGGGGAATGTGTCACGACTGGAAAGGGACAAGCAGGGCTACACGGAGGCAACGCTTACAAAAATTGCTGATGCTCTGGGGGTTAAAGTGGTTGATCTATTTAGTGAAGAAGTAGTGGAGCCTCCAACTAAACAACATACCAATAAATCCGACTCTTACCGCGTTGATGTTCTTAATATTTCTGCAAGCGCAGGTACAGGGGTTGCTCTGAAAGATGAGTTTATAGAGACGATAAAATCAATTGAGTATTCATCAAGTGAAGCTCGCCTGCTTTTTGGAAACCGGCCACAAGAAAACATAAAGCTAATTGCTGTGAACGGTGACAGCATGTCCGGTACCTTTGAGCCAAGAGATCAGATTTTCGTTGATGTGAGTATTAACTATTTTGACGGGGATGGGATTTACATCTTTGTTTTAGATAACGATTTGTACGTAAAAAGATTGCAGTTGCAACACAAAAGGCTGGCTGTAATTTCAGATAACAAAAAATATGAGACTTGGTATATCGATCAGTATACAGAGGCAAATCTCAATATCGTCTCCAAGGTACTTATTAGCCAGTCTCGAGCGTACAAGATCCACGGCTAACCCACTGCTAGCCCTACCAATTCCGGGCACGCCAGCACATAAACAGGACGACTGTTAGGTTAGTAACCGAAGCAACCAATGCGACAGTGGCAAGAATATCGGAACCTGAGAAAGACATAGGGATATCTCCATGACATACAGTGATGCCGTTGCAACTATAGCAATAATTATATCAGTCGTTGCATTACCTGCAACGTACTATTTTGGCTATAAGGCTGCAGTGGGGAACGATAAGCGCAAAGAATGGAATGCAGTTGCGGAGCCAATCATTGAATATCTTGAAGGCCACCTGTCCTCTCTGAATCGTAAAAGGTGCCCTCCTGATAATAATCTCAATAAATTTCCTCGGAAGAGTTGGGACTCAGCATTAAGGCGAAGCACAAAGACTAAGGCCGCGAACCTTGATCGCTCACTTGCAGACTACGTAAGTATTTTGGCTGAAATAGATAAGTCCCCGGCCCCTGTAATGTACTTTGGGCAATCAACTGATGAAATCGAAGAGTGGGTGGATAAGTACCCAGAGGCGATTGTGAATGTTGAAAAATTGATAGTTTTGTTATCACTGAGATAACCTACCCACTGCTAGCCCATAGCTTAAGGGGGCCATAATGAAAAAGCATGTAGTTCCCATCATTCTAGTTGTGGTGACTATCATGGGCTTTCTGTATGTCAACCACGTATCAGAGAAAATAGCGCAATGGGTTAGCCAGGTGTTATCGTTTATCTTCACTGCTAGCCCATAGAGGGGTGGGTATGAATTTATTTACGCCACTTCGAGTTTGCCTAATATAATAATTAACTGAGGATCTACGGATGGAGTCTTCCAGAATTCAGGATATTAAAATATCTCTTCGCTATGATGGTCTGGATGCAGAAAATCACGAGATAGAATTAACTTGCTTAGGGGAATCACTTAAGGGATTTTCTAAAATTCTCGCCACTGCCGGCACCTTTGCCATTACCCAAAGATATTCAAAAAACGTTTCTTATCAAGATGTAAAAATATACGCTAGAGAAGCCAAGGCGAATTGCTTCACCCTTGATACAGCAATGAATTTTATTACCCAATCTCAATTGTTCTCGGGATCTGCGGGGGCTATACTTGGTGCATTAGTACCATACATTTTCGCTAGAAACGCTCAAAAGAAAGAGGAAATGAAAGCCCTAAAAGAAGCTCTTGAGAAGGCCATTGAAGCCCTCGGAAATAAAGACAGACCAACCATCGATGGATTGATTGCTGTAATCGACAAGATGGCTGGAGAGCTGCGCCCTTCAGTTCGTCAGGCTGTATCCCCTATAGGCAATACATGTAACCACATCAGCGTTAGTACTGGCCTTGGTAATCGACCAGCAACAATCAATGAGGCTGATAAAGAAGCGATAGATCAGTTAGAAGATGATGAAGTTCTCGGGTTAAGAGAGTACAAAGTTTTTGTTACTGAATTTGATGCTCAAAGAATGACCGCGAAAGTCATAATTGATGGTGATGACTCTTGCAAGCGAGTTATCGCGCAGATAAGTGACCCTTCAGCCTCCAAGGCAGAAAACCCGTATTTAGCCGCGCTAGGACGATATATGGCAAATAACAGCTCATCAGGAGCTTGCGTTACAGTTACAGCCAAGGCCACGGTGAAAAAGGGTACAATAAACAAATTGTTTATTGTAGATATCCAAGCCTAACCCGGCCCCGCTGCCGGGTTTTTTGTGCCTGTAATCTTGCAATGTAAAGAAACTCATCTACGCTAAGAGCACAACATCAGGGATTACAAATATATAAACTTAGTCTTTACCTTTGCCCACCGCGTCCCGTGTGGGCTTTTTTATGTCTGTAATCAGCCTTCTGGCGGTAATCTCAGAATATCAATAGCTAGCTCGACGGCTAAAGTTACCTGTTCCTCCTGATACAGTACCTCTATCATCTCTGCTATCGAATCCTTCGACACCTCCCCACTCTCTATTAGTAGCTGCATCACAGCAGTACCGATAACTTGCGCCACTTCCGGCCGCTGCTGCTCGAAAAACTCTTGTTCGCTATCCACATCTCACCCTTCAAAGAATAAATTTCACCCAATTTAGCACACTTTTCACGCCTAATAGCCAGGTGCGAAGGGTCGCGTCCGCATATTGGTAAAAATAAATATGCTTACAGTTCAAGTGAATAGCAAATATGCGAATGATATTTATAAATATGCGTTTGACGCATTTGCGTTATGCGCATATAGTCATTCCATCGAAACGAAACATCGATGCGGCAGACAGGAACTACTCGCCGCGCCAGTCAGGACGACAGGCTGCTCATTAACAAAGCGGGGAACGAAAGCAGAGATGCTAATCAATCCTCGTGACGGATTTCTCCCGGATAGTCTGGGAGACAAAATTAAAGGAGGTACCGAAATGGTGCACTAACGCGGTTAGACCGCAGTCATTGACTTAGCAGCATAGTAGCCCTGGAGGGCGAGTTAGGCCGGGTGAGTTGGCAAATGAACACGAACCGCATGCAGAGTAACGCATGTACCAGAGAAGGCAGGAAACAGGCAGGTGCTTCTCTCGTATGCCTCAGTGCAAATAGACCGGATGTGTTTACACCAAGTCAGACAATGCAGCAGTAATGATGCTGCCCTGAGTCGCAAAGTTGCGCGAGCCTGTGTAGTGACGGGTCAAGGTTCTTATATCAAAACAAGCTCCGGTAAAGCAGCGCACACGCCAGATGCGCACCGGTTATTAGCGGCTGAGGCGTCGAGACTCAAGGGCATGGGCGCGGCTACTGCGAGAGTGTAGCTCAAAGAGAAGTTGGCTTTGGGATGTGGTGAATGCGCAGGCTGATGCGCAACATTGTAACGGGTGTGAATGGGTGAGGCACGAGTCTGTGTTGGAAGACAAGCTGCGTAAATAGCCGGAAGACAGGGTTACCCAATAAATTCAGTGAAAATCATGACGCGTATCCCTCTCTAAGAGGTGGCAGCTAACACTGAACATAGTTCAAGCCGGATATCAGCACCGGCCACCACATCACCAAAGCCAATCACCGGAGGTAATCATGGTAGCTATCACAATCAAACCAGCTAAAGAGAATTCAAAGACACGCAAATTTAAGCGTACAGGTGAATTCTTCGCGGCGAAGGATGCCAACCGAGTGCTGGCAAGCCGTATCGAAGCAGCGTTCACAAAGCTTTCCGAGGGCTGCACATCGAGGGTATACAAAGCAACGATGCCTATTCAGATTCGCAGCACAGAGCGGCCAAGCGCGGACAACATATGTTTGCCTGAAGTAGCTAAGTTTGCAGCAGGCTTCCGTAAGTCAGAATCATTAACAGCGAGGTAGGTATGGAAAAAACACAAGAAAAACTCTTGATGGCACCAAGTGCAGATATGAGCGATAAACCAAAAGTAACGATATTTGGCAAGGAAATGGATTCGGAAGCATTGGACGTACTTGTCAGGGTTATCGGAAACTCACTGAACGTTATTGCGGAATATGGTGCAATAAATGATTGGGACGAAGAGAAAATAAAAGCGGCAACAAAATCTGCTGCCGTCGGAATTGCTTTCGGACTTAAGTCACTTGTTTATTTTAAAGAATCTCAAGAGGGCTAGGGTTCTTTTTACCTTCTTCCTTAATTAGCGCCAAGAACGTTTTAGTGAGTTGCTGGTATCTATCGAAATACTCTGATGGCTCTCCGTTATTCTTTTGCTGACCAAGAAAGTTAAGTGCGAGCTTGGAGGCTAATTCGTTATCACTCATCTTCAAATCCATTTTATTGACTGTGGAATAACCAACATATCAATTTCCTTTGACTGTGGAAAGCAGGGAAAACACGGCTGGGCGTGGCTAAATATCCCAGCACAAATTATATGAGGTCACTTAGGTGGCCTTTTTTATTGGCGGGTAGATGAGGTGATGTATGACAGGGAAATACACGGCAGGGCCATTCAGCTTTAACGGTTGTGCTGATTGGTGGGATATATCAGAAGCAAAATTTTACACCGTCACCGACAAAGAAGGATTGGTAGTTGCTTTTGTAAAAGAGTGGTCAGACGCAAAAGCTGAGACCATTAGCAATGCAACTTTATTCAGCGCGGCGCCCGAACTACTTGAAGCGCTGCAAGCTGTTGTTGCAATAGCAGACCGCGACACTGATGTTTTTAATGCAGCAAAAGCAGCCATTGCTAAAGCAACTGGAGTGGACGCAATGATTAAGGCGAGAGGGTGAGATATGCAATGTCAATATTGTGGCGGCACCGTTATCTGGAAAGGCCCATTCTCAGCATTAACTCACACTGAATGCCAAGAATGCGGCGCTATAAATTGCCAAGCAGTAGAGCCAGCTGAAGACGAAGAAACCGAGTAACTCCCCACCCCCACCAATCCCCAGAGTAAATAACTGACAACTGTCGGTGTTTTGCTGTGGGCTAAACACAAGGAAATGAGCATGAGTGATGAGAAAGAATTAAAGATGTCCGGCGAGTGGACGGTTGATAAAGGAAAAGATTGGTCTGTAACTGTAAAAGGATGGAATAACGGAATTCATAATTGCTGGAATGTTTACCTGAATGTTTCCGTTAGTCACCAGTACTTCTCCGAACAGGAAGACTTCTTCCACTCGCTCCCATTCCATGGCGGAGCAACTTACGACCGAATCATAACAACTAAGTGGCCTAACCCTTGTCATGACTTTCAGCGAGATATCGTCATGAGAAAGATTGGCAGTGATTACCAGCATCTATACGACAACCTTGAAGAAGAATCCATCAAAGATGGCATCCCTTACCGAGTTCTGCGTGATGCAGAAACACTCGTTGAACACGTTAAAAATCTTTATAACTAATTAAACCGGAGTATCCCATGCATACCTTTTGTATAGCAGGGTGGCCTTGCGTGGGCTGCTCTGAGACTTTGCTCGACCGCATTTGCCGCAACGTTAAAAACGGTGCGCGTCGTCTTATCGAAATACTTAACCAGCGAGGTGAGCCTTAATGGATATCGTAAAAGCACTCCAGCTACTCGCGGTTGATGCTCGCCGCGTTGGTAACAATGACCTGTTTCAGGTTGCCTTTTGTCTCTTCTATCGGGGGTCAAAATGAGCCTAGCAACCACAAAACTGGAAAGCATCGCAAATCGAAGAAACCACGTTCTGGACGCCCTCAACTTTCGTCGACAAAACCTAAGAAAAGCAAAGCAGACATCGTTATCACAAGCGAAGTTAGAGCGGATTAATCAGCGCTACTTCTTGGGCGAACAACCATTTTAAGGTGATTTATGGAAACCAAGCTGGTTTACAAAGCAATCAGCGCCGTCGCTGGTGAATTATCTGAACAAGGCATTAAAAAAGAAAGGAAGCAAGGTAGTCAGGTCACATACGCATTTAGGGGAATTGATGCTGTTTATAACGCTCTAGCCCCGGCACTTGTTAAGCATGGATTGCTAATTCTTCCCCGCTGCACTGAAAGGACTTCATGTGAGCGGGTTAGTAAAAGCGGTGGTGCATTGTTTTATATAACCGTTCGAGCTGAGTTTGATTTTGTCAGTGTTGACGATGGGAGCATTCATACCGTCGTTACATATGGAGAGGCAATGGATAGCGGAGACAAGGCCACGAATAAGGCAATGTCTATAGCATACAAATACGCTGCGTTTCAGGCGTTCTGCATCCCAACTGAAGAAACCGCGGCTGATCCTGATGCTGAAATTCATCACCCAGCGCCTCGGACTCCAGATCAAATACTTGCTGATTTCACATCACAGGCGAGCAATTGTCAGTCACTGAATGAGCTAAAGGGAATCTATACGCCAGCATGGAATGCGATGGCTAATTCAAAAGAGCATCAGGATAAGTGCGTTGAAGTATTCAGACACAGAAGCACAGAACTAAAACCACAAAAGGCGGCATAAATGGCTAGCAGAGGCGTAAATAAAGTAATTTTGGTAGGTAATTTAGGCCAAGACCCAGAAATAAGATATATGCCTAACGGCGGCGCGGTAGCCAGTATCACCCTCGCAACATCGGAAAGTTGGCGAGATAAAGCTACAGGCGAGCAAAAGGAAAAAACCGAGTGGCACCGGATTGTACTATTCGGAAAGTTGGCAGAAGTAGCAGGTGAGTACCTACGAAAAGGTTCGCAGGTCTACATCGAGGGAGCGCTGCAAACACGGAAGTGGCAAGACCAATCAGGACAGGACCGCTACACAACGGAAGTGGTGGTTAATGTCGGCGGCACGATGCAAATGCTCGGCAGCAAGCAAGGTGATTCACAGGGAACTCAAAGCCAAGAACGGCAACAATCAGGCCCACAACAGAATCAGCAGCAATGGGGGCAACAACACGCACAGGGACAGATGCAATCCAGACCAGAAAAGCCACCAATGGATTTTGACGACGATATTCCCTTCTGACCAATAACTCCAACAGGTAACCACCATGCAGCCAGAGCAAATACTGGCCTGCCTCCGCGCCCACCCAGATGCATATATAACCTCATTCCACCGGTCAATTGGCAGCGTGGGTGGCGGGAGCTATTTGTCTGGTGGTGCCACTGGCGGGTGTACGTTGAATTATAAGGACTCATTCTACAAAGGGTTAGGTGAAGGATTTGAAACTATATCGATACACATCGGCCTGACGTATGTGAGAAACATGCGTCATTTGCTCACGGAAGAGCGGTGGGAGATTAAAGGGATATCGGCTCAGGGAACGATATACCGACTCAAGCCAGAGTTTATGCCAACCAACCCAATGCCGTTCTGCTCAACTCAGGAAGAGTTGTTAGCGCGGCGCCAGGAATGCCTACGACTGCTTTCGGCAGCCTAATCCCCCACCCCATTACCGGCAGTCAATCTGCTGAGGAATAGTTATGTCTGAAAATACTGATGAAAAATTAAAGCCATGCCCATTCTGTGGTGGTAAAGCTCATTTATTAACAAGTAATGGAAGCTTTCTAGTTGAGTGCTCAGTCTGCCTGACTGATTTCCTCAATGGCCCCGTAGGTATTGGATGGTATCGCAGTGAAAAGGATGCTGCTGCCGACTGGAATGATAGGCCAAGTGAACGTGCACTGATAACCCAACTGGAAGCGGCACAGAAAGAGCGTGACGTATACGCTAATTTAGCTTCTGATGTCGGAGATATCATCACCCTTTTGCAGAATAATGAATGGGCTGAACATGTAGGGAAAACTAATGTTGGCGGGCTACTTGAGTACCAAATTACGCAACTGGTTAACTCAATAGCAGACATAAATACTAAATTATTGGCAGCAGAAGCAGCGTTATCAGCGGCAAACGAGAAGGTGAGTAAGCCTGTTGTGTTGCCACGTATGCATGTTGGTTTTGATGGCGTTTCAACAAATGCCGGTGACTCAGTACGCAACAAAGCAATAAGTGATTGTGCTGAGGCAATCCGAACAGCAGGTTTCACGGCAGATGAAGGGAAAGATTTATGGCTAATGTAGCGGCTAAGTGGTCCGTTGATTTATATGTTGAATGCCCGAAATGCCAAGAGTTTTTTGACCTAAATTCGGACGATACATTTACTGACGGCACTCATGGTTATGCCCTGCAAACCACTAAAGATGTCGATGTGGCGTGCCCTGAGTGTGGGCATAAATTCAAAGCTGATTTGGTTTGGTAGGGGGGAATGCAGATGCTGAGTAAAGAAGAGTTAGAGCACCGTGCCAAATGGCCTGATGGCACCTTTGACAAAGAAGCGGCAACTGAACTGCTATCACTGCGTGAGCAACTTGCAGAGTTGAAAGCGTTGGAGCCTGTTGGGTATGTTGGAAACAGTGACTTGTACGCATTGTCAACGGGCACCCTAGGATGCATTGCACCGTATAACGCATTTGAGGGCATCCCGCTATTCACAGCAGCCAAGCCAGCGGAGGACTAATGCTAATCGGCTTTGTTCTTCTCATAAGCTCATGCGGCTTTGATGCCTGTGATGCCCTACCAGTTACCGAAGATATCTACCCTACTCAATCCGAATGCCAGCAAATATCAACGCTGATTAAAGAGCGCGGGCCCAACGTTGTGCTCATGTGCGCAGAAGTTTATCGTTAACAAGACTATAATCCCCATGAATGAACCGGAGGGGTTATGAGAAAAAATAATACAAAGCAACCTTTATCAGCAGCCGATAAACATCGATACATGCTCAAACGCTATAAAAAAATCGTTCAGGAAATAGCGATTGCGAATGCAAATTTGTTTGAAGCTGGCGAGGTTAAGCCAGTAGTGACAGATAAAATCGCGCTTAGATATAAAGTTTGGCGTGGTAAAACAGCTGATGCAGGTAAAAAATGACCTTCAATCTCGCTGATAAACCGCAAGAAGATAAAGACAAGATGGCTGTGGACTTAGCCGCCAGTGGCGTTGCATTCAAAGAGCGCTACAACATGCCGGTTATCCCTGCTCAGATAGAGGAACAGCAGCCAGCGCATTTACGTGAGTATTTTCGCGACCGAGTGAAGCACTATAGGGAAGTAGGTAGAACGATGGGTAAAATGGACTACACTCCTCCTGAGCGTAAATAAGGAGAAGATAAATGGAAGTGGATTACATATTGATTGGTTACGGAATGGACGGGCAGATACATAGAGATGAATATCCGAAAAACAAGATACGGATTATTGAATCTATAGTATCAAGGTCTGACTCTGGCCATCATGGCGAACCAATAAAAACATTTGAAGTTGATACGGTAACTTACAAGGGTAGAGAATATGCCATTGGCACCGGCCGAAGCACTAATACCGATGAAATTTTTCGCTTGATTGATAGCTCTGGAGTCACGCCAATTCCGGAATAAATTCAAATAAACGTGTCACTATATCAATGAGCCTCGCTAAATGCGGGGTTTTTTATTGCCTAAAAACGGACTCACAGAAACGGATTTCACTATCTGGAGTATCCCCATGCGTATCGAAATAGAAAACTACGTCATCACTAGTGACGAATATCAGTTCACCCTCAGCCAGAAAAATGTGTTTGGCAAAGATAGTAAATATGCCGGGCAGACCTATGAGAAAACTGTCGGCTATTACCCCAAGCTGAGCCAACTTATCACCGCTTTGATTATGCGCGACGTCATGAAGTCAGAAATTGAATCGTTACAAGCGATGCAGCAGCACATTACCCGAGTCAGCCTTGCCTGTGAAAAGGCGCTGAAAGACTTCATATCGGAACCGGTTAATGACGAGGTGGCTTAATGTGCGACGAAATCGACGAAGCCCAAAACCTTGAACAACACATCATTGAAGTTGGAATAGCGAATTCTCGAAAGCCAACAATGACATTCACCGGCTGCTGCCACTTCTCGGAATGTAGACAGCCGATTACTCGCGGATTGTTCTGTGACTCCGGATGTCGTGATGACTATGAGATTGATGAGCGCAGAAAAAGGAAAGCGGCATGACAGCTTGGTACAACGAGATTGATCCCTACGCAGCACAATGGCTGAGAAACCTTATTAAGGCCGGTCACATCGCACCGGGCTATGTTGACGAGCGGAGCATTGTAGATGTCAAACCAGAAGACCTTACAGAATTCACACAGTGTCACTTCTTCGCCGGAATCGGAGTCTGGTCATACGCCTTGCGTCGTGCTGGATGGCCTGATGATAAACCAGTCTGGACAGGCTCTTGCCCTTGCCAGCCTTTCAGCGCGGCAGGCAAAGGCGGCGGGTTTGATGATGAGCGGCACCTATGTCCATCTTTTGCCTGGATCATTGAGCAGCATCGCCCTTCAGTCGTCTTTGGAGAGCAGGTTGCGAGTAAAGCTATCGATGCTTGGATCGACCTTGTTCAAACTGACATGGAAGGAATGGATTACGCCTTTGCAAGTACGCCGTTCCCGTCTGCGGGCGTCGGTTCCCCGCACATCAGGGATAGAAATTTCTGGTTGGCCGACAGTAACCACAATCGACAACAATCAGGTACGCGGAGAAGCGGCGGCGGCGAATCACCCACAGCGTGGGACGACACTCGGCGGCGCGGCGAGATTGGCACATTGGGCGACACCGAGAAGTTGCCACTCTGGACACACAACAGGAAGCATCGATCGAGCGGAGAACAATCGGGGGAGACTGGAGGATATGGTGTTTCTGGCTTACTGGCCAACACCGATGGCGCACGAAGCAAGGCTGGGGTATCAGAATCGCAGCAACGGGAAGAAAGGGACACAGGAAAGCTTAACTACCGTGGTAGTGAATTCGGTGGGCTATCGGGAGCATCTAACACCACATCAACCGGCCCGGTTAACGGCTTCTGGCGAAATGCTGACTGGCTCCTGTGCCGGGATGGAAAATGGCGGCCAGTTGAATCCGGCACATTCCCGCTGGCTGATGGGATTGCCAACCGCGTGGGACGATTGCGCGCCTACGGAAACGCTATCAATGCTGAAGCGGCAAAAGCGTTCATAGAGTCATATATGGAGGCCGTGTCATGAGTGACTTTGGCGGCAGCCACACCCCAGATAACCTGAAAGATTTATGGATGACACCGCTCGATATATTCACGGCTCTGGATATCGAGTTTGGGTTTTACCTGGATGCGGCAGCCAGTCATAAAATCGCCCTGTGTGCCCGATACCTCACAGAGCAAGGCGACGCCCTTAATAGTTCATGGGAAAGTTACGGAGCTATCTGGTGCAATCCACCCTACTCCGACATTTCACCCTGGGTGACTAAGGCCGCCGAGCAATGTAAGCAGCAACTCCAAACGGTGGTGATGCTTGTTCCTGCTGATTCATCAGTCGGTTGGTTTAGCCAGGCTCTGCAATCAGTGGATGAGGTGAGATTCATTACTGATGGCCGGATATCGTTCCTACGTTCTGACACTGGCAAGCCAATCAACGGTAACAACAAAGGTTCGCTGTTGTTCATCTGGCGGCCATTCATCAAGCCTCGTTGCATGTTCACTACGGTAAAGCGCGATGAGCTAAAAGCGATTGGGCAAGAAATATTAACCGGGAGTAAAGCAGCATGAACCAACCAAAAGTAACGGAAATATTGATAGGCATATGCTTTGCACTATTCATTATCTGCCTTGTTGTCTATGTTGTGGGTGATGCTATGAAGGGAGTTCACTGATGGATGCACTTAGTTTTGCAATGGCATACCTCGACTGGATATTGCTTATCGTCGGCGGTGGCGTAGCGTTCTGGCTGCTGTGGGTAAAGGAGTGGTGATACGTGACTCCAGAAGAGAGACAGAACGCGCTCCAATCGGCTGCAAGAAACTGTAATAACGAAATTAAAACCACCCTCGCCGCTCTGCCGGCCAACACAAACAAAGACTCCATCACCCGCCCTATCATCCTGCGCCATTACGAGAAGATAAAGCCACTTGGCTACAAGCTGGCTTGGCTTCTTTTCGCCATCGGCGTTCTAAATGGTCAGTTTAAGTGGTACCGGTAATGGAATTGATAAAGAGATAAGAGGCCAAAATGGATAATGTTATTAAATTAGTACCTTCGCGTTGGGTTTCAGAGTCGGTGTTAATGTCCATTTCAGGACTAAAGAAAAACACTATCAAAACGGCCCGTGAAACTTCATGGATGGAAGGGCTAGAGTATAAACACGTTGCTCCTGATGGTCAGCCGTATGACAACAGCATGTGTTTTTATAACCGAGATGAGATTGATAAATGGATAGAGCGGCAACCGGCAGCGATATCACGAAAGAAATCTGCTTAAATACCAGCGCATCTATTACAGAGGGTAATGCGGATGATTAAATATCCAACTGGAGTTGAAAACCACGGGGGCAAATTGCGCCTGTGGTTTATTTATAAAGGGGTGAGAGTCCGTGAGGCTCTCGGGGTCTTCGACACGCCCAAAAACAGAAAAGTCGCAGGAGAATTAAGGGCGTCAATTTGCTTCACAATTAAAACGGGGACTTTCGATTATGCAGTTCAATTTCCTAATTCGCCTAACCTAGCAAAGTTCGGGCAAGCAAGAAAAGACATGACTCTATACGAGCTATCAAACAAATGGCTCTCACTAAAAGAAATGGACTTAACTATTAATGCATTTAGTCGATACAAGTCATTTATATCTGTTACAACAAGCATTATTGGATGTAATAGGCTGGTCTCTTCTATAACTCAAGAGGATATTCTATCCCTAAGGAGGGAGTTGTTAACTGGCTTTCAAATCCTCGGGCATCATCAAACAAATCGCTCAATGAAAAAAGGACGGTCTGTGCCAACTGTTAATGTATATATCTCATGTCTGGGGGCCATGCTTGGCTTTGCTTTCCAGAATGGATACTCAGATAAAAATCCCATGATTGGAGTTTCCCCGCTGAAAAAAGGAAGGCCCGATCCAGACCCGCTGACAAAAAGTGAGTATCAGCGATTTTTATCTGCTTCACCTTCAGAGCAAATGAAAAACATCTGGATTTTAGCAATAAACACAGGGATGAGACACGGCGAGATATGCGCATTAAGTTGGGAAGATATCGACACTAAAAATTGGACTATAACTATCAGAAGGAATATGGCAGTTATTAACCACTTTACCCCTCCAAAAACAGACTCTGGGAATAGAGAGATTAGACTAACATATCCCGCCATTGAAGCATTGAAAAACCAGATGGCGATGACGCGCCTGGGTGAATGTCATGACATCACAGTTAACTTGAGGGAATTTGCCAAGAAACGAGTAGATCAGTGTACTTTCGTATTCTGTCCAAAGATTTCAGCCAGAAATGGCAATGGTGGTCATTGGTATTCCCCAGGGTCAATTGGAACAGCATGGAATGCCATATTAAAGAAGGCCGGGATTAGGCACAGAAAAGCATACGAATCTCGTCATACATTTGCATGCTGGGCATTAAGTGCGGGGGCCAATCCAAACTTTGTAGCAAATCAAATGGGCCACGCATCCGCACAGATGATTTACAACGTATACGGGAAATGGATGTCAGAGAACAACCTTGATCAGATGGCTATTTTGAACGCTGGTTTTAATGACAATACCCCACTCATGCCCCAAACAATAGCCATATGA